TATTATTTTTTATCACTGTTTCGGGAACTATGATATTTCCTAAAACTTTAGCCGAAACTAGTGACCAGGTTGAAACAGTTGGGTTCAACAGTACACCAATTAAAGATAATAAAGATTTTGTTCAGCAAATATTTAGATGTGTAGAAGGTTTGTATTTCAATCATACCAAATATCCTTTAGAAAGACAAGTTCCATTTGATTTAATTGTGGCAATGGCGGCATATGAATCAGCATGGGGACAATCAAGATTTGCAAAAGAAGGAAATAATTTTTTTGGTATTAGGACATGGGACTTAGAAAAAATACCACACATGAAAGCTAAAGGTAGGCCAGATGCAAATTGGGGAGTAAGGAAATATAAATCTCTTTGTTCGTGTATACAAGATTATATTCAAATATTAAACAATCATCCTGCTTATGAAGAATTTAGATCCGCAAGAGACTGGGAAATTAAGATGTATGGTTACACAAATGCAACAACACTTTCTAGATTTTTAGTTGCATGGAGTGAGTTAGGTGAAGAATACACAGATAGATTAAAACAAATTATTTTATTGATACACAAACAAGGCTACTATCAGGAACTACCAGTTGATATAAGAGGCCAAATCATTTATAAATTCAAGTAAACTCTTGCATTTTTATTGTAGATAAGTTATTATAGTGTTATGTCCAAAGTCGCGAAATTAGTTATTAGAGATGAAGTTAATGTAAAGTTTGAAGGTCTTGATGTAATAACAAGACGTAAAATTTCAGATAAACTAAAATTTTTCTTGCCTTATGCATATCATCTTCCTGCATATAAATTAGGTAGATGGGATGGTAATATACGTTTTTGTGATATAGGTGGAAGAACATATTTAAATCTACTAGATAGAATACTTCCAATAATCGAAGAACAAGATTATGAAATTGACATTGAAGACAACAGAGGTATACATGATTTTAAATTTGAAAAAATTGATGAAAGTTTACACTTTGAAAAAACATGGGGACCGAAACATCCACAAGCAGGACAACCAATCGTATTAAGAGATTATCAAGTAGAAACAATCAATAAGTTTTTAGAAAATCCACAATGCTTACAAGAAATTGCCACTGGTGCTGGTAAAACAATCATCACAGCAACACTTTCGCAGTTGGTTGAACCATATGGAAGATCAATTGTCATTGTTCCTAACAAATCACTTGTTACACAGACAGAAGGTGATTACAAAACACTTGGTTTAGATGTAGGTGTATACTATGGTGAACGTAAAGAATTTGACAAGCAACACACAATTTGCACTTGGCAAAGTCTAAATAATATGCTTAAGAAGACTAAAAAATTTGAAGCAGAAGTAAACATAGGCGACTTTTTACAAGGTGTAGTGTGCGTTATGGTAGATGAGGTACATCAAGCCAAAGCAGACGTGCTTAAAACACTATTAACAGGCCCATTTGCAACGGTACCAATACGTTGGGGACTTACAGGTACTATACCAAAAGAAGATTATGAAATGGCATCATTGCAGGCAAGTCTTGGCGAAGTTATTAATAAACTATCAGCAAGTGAATTACAAGACAAAGGAGTACTTGCTAATTGTCATGTTAATGTTGTGCAAACACAAGAAACAAATGCTTTTTCAACTTATGCAAGTGAGCAAACTTATTTGGTAACCAATCAAACACGTTTGCAGTTTATTGCCGACTTGGTTGATACAATGAGAGCAGAAGGAAATACTCTTATTCTAGTTGATAGGATTAAAACAGGACAAGCATTAGAAGACATAATTGTTGATTCAGTTTTTATACAAGGCAGAACTAAACTAGAAGATAGAGAAGAAGAATATGATGAAATTGCTACAGAGCAACACAAAGTCATTATTGCTACATATGGTGTAGCGGCGGTAGGTATTAACTTACCAAGAATATTTAATTTGGTATTAATAGAACCAGGTAAATCTTTTGTGAGAGTTATACAATCAATTGGTAGAGGTATAAGAAAAGCAGAAGACAAAGACCATGTAGAAATATGGGATATAACAAGTGCTTGTAAGTTTTCTAAACGTCATTTAACAACAAGAAAAAAGTTTTACAAAGAAGCAAATTATCCTTTTACAATTGAGAAAGTAAACATAGAATGAACATATTAACAGTTGATAATAACACGTATAATTTAAACGCAGTACCAAATGAAATTGAAGATTTACAATATTGCGTATTAGATTGTACAAATCCAAAAGTATTAGATTATTTTTATATTCCACTTATATTTTTAGAATCCTTTAATGCTCCAGCAGTGATTCTTGACATAGGTGGACAAACAATTGAAATGCCAATGGATTGGAGTATAATGATAGGTGAAAAAGAAATGGGGCAGTGCGAAATGGTTCCACTAACAAGTTTAAATGATAGAGGATTTGAAGCATTTGTATATAATCCATTTTCAGGCTATACACATGACTTTAAAGAAGTTAAAATAGTAAATGTGTTTCAAGAAGTAAAATGGTTTTTTCCTAAACTTAAAAATGGACATATTTTAACAACACCATTAACACAAGGAAGCAAACCGAACTGCATTTATTTTGCAAAAGAACTGAATCAAATTCCTGATCAAATACAAGTAGGAGATTTAATATAGTGGCAACAACAACTAAAAAAATAAATCTAAATCAAATGTTGTACAACATTGATATGGCAAATTCAAAGTGGTATAACACACTTGATGAAGAAGAAAAGAAAACATTTTCGCCATACACAGCAATGAGATTTACAAGCAATGTTCAAGGACAAAAAGCATTTAAAGAACACTACATACTTTCTGTAAATGAATTCGCAAACAAGCATTTTGGCACAACACAAAAGCATGAAGGTGATTCGGAAATGTTTTGGAAGTTGTTATCACTAGCAGGTATAAAAAAGAAAATGTTTCATCCATGGGTAAAAGCACCCAAAGGTAAAGGGAAAAAAACTGGTGTAGATAAGCTGTTAGCAGAGTGTTTTCCACATGCTAAAAATGATGAAATAGAAGCATTGAAGCAAATTAATGATGTTGATGGGTTTAAAAAGTTAGCACGTCAACAAGGATGGACAGACAAAGAAATAAAAGAAATAGGTAAGTGATGTTTGAGTGTAAGTATTGTGGAAAAAAATTTACAAAAGAATCAACATTATCAGTACATTTGTGTGAACCAAAAAGACGTTATCAACAACAAGATGAACGTTTTGTGCAATTGGCATTTAGGGCATATCAATATTTTTACAAATCAACAATGCCACAAACTCAAAAAGATAGGACATATGATGATTTTGCAAAAAGCAAATACTACACAGCATTCACAAAATTTGGCAGATATCTGTATGATGTACATGTAGATGATCCTAGCAAGTATATTGATTACTTGTTAAAAAACATGGTGAAGATTGATAGATGGCATTTAGATTCTGTGTATGAAAAATATATAAAAGAACATTTAAAAAATGAAGCGGCACAAACAGCAGTCGAACGTGCAGTCATTATAATGAAACGTTGGGGAATTGACAACGATAAAAATTTCAACGATTGCTTAGAAAACATAACACCAAACAGGGCAGTCCACTTTATTAGATCAGGAAAACTATCTCCGTGGGTCTTGTATAATTGTCAAAGTGGTGTTAAACTATTAGAAACATTAAACAACGAACAAGTTGGACTAGTACATGATTACATTGATCCTGATTACTGGACAGCTAAATTCCAAATGGCACAACAGGATGTAAAGTTTGTTGAACAAGTGCTAGAAACGGCAGGGTTATAATGTCAAAGTATAATGAAGGTATTCCAGAAATAGTAGCCAAAGTGGCTGATAAAACTGACAACGAAACTGTGAAAGAAAAATGGGAAGAATTGAAAACACTAGTACATCTAGTACATAAAGATGAAGTAATGAGACAACGAAAAAAGCTAGATGATTGGAAAAGAGGAATGGATGAAGTAAACAAAAAAATATCTAAATTACAACAATCCTCATATGGAGTTGGTGTAGAAGATGATGATGACTATACTTTTGATGTTACTTACAATGGTGCAGGTGTTAGTATGGCTGATTATGGAGTAACATCGATGTCAACAACATTTGATGATATAGGCGAAGCAGATAATCAAATGGTATTAAACTTTCCAATGACCAAAGAAGAAGAGTATGCCAATGCTGGATATACAGAAGAACATATTAAACAAATGCAAGATCCAAAACATAATCAATGGGGTATTGCTGGAGAACCTAAAAAATTAAATGACTAATATAGCAAAAACAGATATTGATATTGATGTAAAAGATAGAGATGTTTTATTAGAAAAGTTAAAACATATTCCTGCTAGTATCATTAATAAAGGTGAAGTTAAAAAACATAATACAGGTGTTTACTTTACAGATATTCCTGTGCATCCATTTACAAATACAGCAAACATTGATTACAAAGAAGCTGAAGATAGAGGATATTTTAAACTTGATATATTGAATGTGAGTGTATATGAAAAAGTTAAAAATGAAAAACACTTACAAGAATTAGTCAATCAAGAACCAGATTGGAGTCTATTGGAACACAAAGAAATAGTAGAACAATTGTTTCATATACACAATCATTTTGATATTGTTAATAAACTAAAGCCAAAGTCTGTTGAAGAGTTAGCGGCAGTTTTGGCAATAATACGCCCTGCCAAAAGAAACTTGCTCAACTTGAGTTGGCCAGAGATTCATGCTAACGTTTGGGTAAAACCACAGGACGACACATACTACTTTAAGAAGAGTCATGCTATCGGTTATGCTTTAGCCATATGTGTACAAATGAATTTAATGTCTAATGGTCAGTCTTTTTAACTAATTGTATTTGACGTCTTTTAATTCTTTTTCTTACAATATTATTTAAACTTGTGGTAGGTCCAAAGATCATTTTAATATCTTTGGTAGTAAAAGTTTTAAGCCAGTTTTGATATACGCTAAATTCTCCAGCTAAGAATATATTAATAGGTATTACTCTATTAGATTCCCACCACCACATATCACCTAATCTTAGAAAATCTGCTTTCAACTGATCAGTTGCAATATCATCATAGACATATATGCTAGTAACAAAATCATCTTGATTTTGTAAAATACCTACATACTCATTTAAACCGTGCTTTACACACGATAAAAAAGGGAACTTATCTGATAATTCGTTATAATCCATGCTCAAAATATTTCTTTATTATATACTCACTAATTCTATTTAGCAACATAAATATATGTAACTTTAAGGAATTATTAGTATGACAGTAACGGTATATGTATATGACGATACTCATACAGTGATAGTAAATACAAGTGCAAATCAAGGTAGTACAACTATGTATGATAAAACTATAAAATTGTATCAAGGTATTGATAACACTGTGAAGTTTGCGTTGAAAGACAATGACAGAAAAGCAGTTAATTTAACAAGTTTAACTGTAACATTTAACATTGTTGACCCAAATACAAACGAATCAATGCTTTCAAGACCATTGACAGTAACAAATGCAACAAAAGGTTTAGCACAGCTAAACTTACCAGCATCTGCTATTGATAATATGGCTGGTGCATTTTATAATTATTCATTGTATACTACTAATGCATCATCTGAGCAACAGGCGGTGTTTACAGACCTTAATGAAGCAGTAAAAGGCACATTAGAGATAGTTGAAGGCATCGCATCTAATCCAAGAGAAACACAACAAATTACTTTTGATTCTGCAAATCCAAATTTTACTAAACAAAACATAGGTAAATCAGCAACAGGAGAAACTTGGTATTATTCAAGTGCAGTGTCAGGAGCAAGTGAAAGAAATTTAACTTCAGCGAAACACACAATTGCATTATATTCAAATGGATTTGATGGAGATTTTATTGTTGAAGGATCAATGGAAAGTACTGCAAATACCACATCACATACCGAATGGTTCCATATTAAATTAGATGGACAAACAAACGATTACGTATCACTTACAAACACTACAACAATTGCGTCATATAATTTTACAAGTATGGCAAAATGGATTAGAATAATTTATCTACCAACGACTACTCCAGATGATGTTGGAAAAATTACAAAAGTTTTAGTAAGGAATTAAAAATGCCAATCCAGCCAATGGATATTAAAGAAATCAAAACAAAAGGTTTTGAACGTGTAGTTCATGGTTATCATGAACCAAGTAATCTCAGTATGTACATTGCTATTCACACGTTAAAAAATGGACCAGCATTTGGTGGTATAAGATATTTTAATTATAAAGATAACGAAAGACCTTATCTCGATGTTCAAAAACTTGCAGAAGCAATGACTGAAAAATGTATGGTTGCAGGAATAAAATTAAGTGGTGGAAAAACAGCGATTCAAAAATCTTATCATAAAGACATAGGTGCTTTCCAAGTTGAAGAAAAAAGAATTTATCCTTATTTAGGTGAACTTATAAATTATCTTAATGGTGACTACTATGGCGGTCTTGATGTAGGTTTTAATTTTGACATGTTGCAAAATTTAAGAAACTATACAGAATTTACAACAACATATTCTGACCCAGACATTGGTAGTTCCTGCACAGCATATGGAGTTTATAATGCAATGAAGGCAGGTGTAAAATATAAGTTAGAAAAAGATTCATTAGATGGACTTACAATAGCAATAAAAGGAATAGGTAAAGTAGGTTATCAGTTAGCTAATTATGTTTTGGAAGATGGTGCAAAATTAATTGTTGCAGATAAAAGTGATAGTAAAATAGAATTTATAAACGAATTGCAAAAAAATTATCCTTTCAAAATTGAAATAACAAGTCATGAAGAAATACATAAAAAAGAAGTTGATGTTTATTCTCCTTGTGCTATGGGAAATGACATTAGAATATCAAGAATTTCAGAAATGAACTGTAAAATTATATGTGGCGCGGCAAACAATCAATTAGATATTGTTGATCCTGCGATTGCTAAACAACAATTACTTGATCATAAAATATTATATGTTCCGGATACAATTGCAAATGCTGGTGGAGTTTTTAGGTCAGCTGGTGCAATTTTAAAATCAAGAAATGAACAAGAATCATTTCAATTAATCGAAACCATATATGATAGAACTCTTAATATATTAGATACAGCAAGTGAACATAGAGTGTCACCAGCGGATATATGCACGGAGATAGGTCAAGCAATTACAGGAAAGTCAAATAGATTTAAAATGGAAGTATCTGGTTTAACTGGTGTAAAGGCCGGAAATAATACTTACAAGATTTAATTGACTTTTTGTCAAAAGTGTTATAATATATAACACATGGAACTTCAGAATACAATTATTACACACATGCCTGGTAAAAGGAAAAAGACTCCTTCTGGATGGACAACAATTAATTGTCCAATGTGTACAACCAATGGCCAATCAAGACCAGACACACGTTCAAGAGGTGGATTTAGTTTTAATGATGGAATGGTATATCATTGTTTCAACTGTGGTTTTAGTACAAGTTACAAACCTGGTAGAACATTTGGTAAAAAATTAGTTGGTCTATTGCGTGGTATTGGAGTTCCGGATAATGAAATAAGAAGATTACAATTATTGGCAATACGTGAAAAAGAAAATAATCCACAACAAGAAGAAAAGCCAAAACCAAAAATTAGTTGGAGAGAAATTCAATTACCAAAAGGCTCAAAACCTTTAATAGAAATAATAAAACAAGATGAACCATCAGAAGATGCTATATGGGTGTATAAACATATTATTGATAGAGGTTTAGACCATTTTGGTGATTTTTATTGGTGCAATGATACATATATAGATTTGAATAGAAGATTTATTGTGCCATTTTATTACAATGGTAGTATAGTTGGTTATACATCAAGAATAATTGATAACAACAAAGACAAGCCAAAGTATTTTACTAATTCACAACCAAATTATATGTACAATATGGATGTGTTAAGTAAGAAAAGAAAATATTTGATAGTGGTAGAAGGTGTGCTTGATGCATTAAGTATTGATGGATTAGCAGTATTACATAACAAGCTGAATCAAATACAAATTGATTTGATAAAAGAATTTGATGGAGAAATTATTGTGTGTCCAGATAGAGATGCCGCTGGATCAACGTTGATTGATCAAGCAGTTGAAAATGGTTGGGCAGTAAGTTTTCCACCTTGGCAAGATCATATCAAAGACTGTGCAGATGCAGTAAAACACTATGGACAATTGTTCACAGTAAAAAGCATTATAGATAGTCGGGTAAATAATAAAACAAAGATAGAAGTATTAAGAAAAATTGCGTAGGAGAAAAAATGGCAACTTTAGATAAAGATAATAAGAAAAAGTCAGGCCCAGAAAAAGCACAGCAACCTTTACAACCAGGTATGATGATGTGGGAAGCTGGAATAATGTATTTCAGTGACGGATTTGACAGCAACTCAACAAAACCAGTGATACAAGCAATAATTGAAAAAAATTTATTGCCTGATTCATCAAGGCCAAAAGAATTAACATTGGTAATTAATTCACCTGGCGGACAAGTACATTCAGCATTTGCATTAATTGACACAATGAAAGGATCAGCTATACCTGTAAAAACAGTAGGACTTGGTATGATTGCATCATGTGGACTATTAACTTTTATGAGTGGTACAAAAGGTCGAAGAGTCATTACACCAAATACATCAATACTATCTCATCAATACAGTTGGGGTAGTGTAGGTAAAGAACATGAATTATTTGCAAGAGTAAAAGAATTTGAATTAAGTACAGCACGTATGATGGATCATTATAAAAAATGTACTGGTTTGAGTGAAAAGAAAATTAGAGAAATATTGTTACCTGCTGAAGATGTTTGGTTAAGTGCCAAAGAGGCTGTTAAGTACGGCATTGCAGATAAAATTGTTTCAACATATTAAAGGATTTTATGAATCAAAAATTACTAATTATTTTTTTATTAGTATTAGGTTTATCAAATGTTTATCTAGCATATCAAATTATAGAGTTACAAGTTACAGTAACAGAATTGCTTGAAATGGTATATGAAAACAGAACTATATTAGAAATGTTAACATTATTTGGAGTTGGAGTAGACGTATAATGGAAGTACAACTAATTGATAAAATGGGTGATGATCTAACTGTGGTAAATGCGGCAAGGGTCAGTTACGGAAAAAATAAAACAACCTTTGAGCTTTCAGATGAAAAATTAATTAAGTTTTTAGCTAAACACAATCACTGGTCACCATTTGCACATTGTAGTTTACAATTTAGAATTAAAGCACCTGTATTTGTTGCTAGACAGTTAGTAAAGCATCAAGTAGGTTTAAGTTGGAATGAAATTAGCAGACGGTATGTTGATTATGAACCAGAATTTTACACTCCAGATACTTGGAGAGGAAGGCCATTAGATTCTAAACAAGGATCAGATGGAGAAGTGTCAGTTGACAACAGCAAATATGATAATATGATGTCTCAGCTAAAACTTTTTTATGAAACATTATTAAATCAGGGTGTGGCTCCAGAAATGGCTAGAATGGTTTTACCACAAAGTATGATGACAGAATGGTATTGGACAGGAACTTTGTATGCTTTTTCGAGAGTTTGTGAATTAAGATGTGCCAAAGATACACAAGAAGAAACAAGAAAAATAGCAGATAAAATAGATGGAATATGTGATGAAGAATTTCCATACAGCTGGAAATACTTGCGAAATAAGGATTAATATTGTATAGTTATTAGTATGAACGATTTAAAAGATTATAATGAAGAATTGCAAAAACTGTTTTTAGAGTTTTGTGCTACAGATCCAGAATTATTTGTTAGAGTAAAGAATATTGTTAAAGTAGAATACTTTTCACGTAAGTTAGCCAATGTAGCTAAATTTATGTTAGAACATTCTGAAGAATACAATGCACTTCCAACTATAGAACAAGTACAAGCAACCTGCGGAGTTGAACTTAAAAAAGTTGATATAGATGAAAGACATAAAAATTGGTTTTTTGATGAATTTGAAACTTTTTGTAGACACAAAGCATTAGAACTTGCAATTATCCAATCAGCAGATTTATTAGAAAAAGGTGACTATGGTCAAGTAGAAGATAAAATTAAACATGCAGTAAGGATTGGACTTACAAAAGATTTAGGTACAGATTATTTTATTGATCCAAAAGCAAGATTGTTATCACTCAAAGATAATAATGGTACAGTAAGCACAGGATGGTCAGCATTGGATCATAAATTGTATGGCGGATTTAATAAAGGTGAATTGAATATATTTGCAGGACAATCAGGTGCAGGTAAAAGTTTATTCTTACAAAATGTTGCATTGAACTGGGCAAACGTTGGCATGAACGTGATATACTTTACTTTTGAATTGAGTGAAGAATTAAGTTCTATGAGAGTTGACAGTATGTCAACAGGAGTAGCATCAAATGAAATATTTAAAAAGATTGATGACATTGATTTAATGGTTAGGATGCAAGGGCAAAAGTCTGGTAAGTTCCAACTAAAGTATATGAGCAGTGGTGCAACTGTAAATGATTTGCGTAGTTATCTAAAAGAATATGAAGTACAAACAGGTACAAAGCCAGACTGTATTTGTGTTGACTATTTAGACTTGTTGATGCCAATATCAAAAAGAGTTTCTCCAAGTGATCTGTTTATTAAAGACAAATATGTATCAGAAGAGTTGCGTAATCTAGCAGTAGAACAGCAAATAGTGTTGGTAACAGCATCGCAGTTGAATAGGGCAAGTGTTGAAGAAACTGAGTTTGATCATTCGCATATTGCTGGTGGATTAAGTAAAATACAAACAGCAGATAATGTAATTGGTATTCAAACTAGTAGAGCTATGCGTGAACGCGGAAGATATATGATTCAACTGATGAAAACAAGATCAAGTGGCGGTGTTGGAACTAAAATTAACTTGGCATTTAATATAGATACCTTAAGAATTACAGACTTAACAGAAGCACAAATGGCTGAGGATGATAGCATGACTACATCAAATATGGCAACTAGTATTAAGAAAAGAACTAGTGTAATCACGCCTAAAAAGCCAGAAAATCAAGGTGCACAGGTGGCTGAAAAGGTTGAACAAGTAGCAAATCTGCGTAGTATATTAAAATCTAAAAGACATCAATATTCAAGTGAAAATGACTTATAGTATGAGTATACATAGGCTTCTTTTTAGTATAAATAAGTGTATAGGAAAGTAAAGAGTTGAAACATATGAAACGACACACTAAATCAATACTAGAAGAGATTTCTCAATCAATACCTCAAAATAATAGAGAGGCATTAATAGAATCTCGTGCGAGTCATGTGATAACATCTGCTTTAAATTTGATTGATATGCTGTATGAATCTTATGATGAAAACACTGCTGGTGAACTATCTAGACGATTAATCAACAGCATTAAAAGTTCAGATCCTGCAAAATTTGAACGTGGCATAAGAAAAGTGAACGGCAACAATGAAACTGACACAAATTAGTATTACGGAAAACGTAAACACACACTTAACACATTTAGAAGACTTATCTTTGTTTAAAGGTAAAAAAGGTGCAATTGAAGGCATTCGTTTCTTAAAAAACTTATCAACAATAGTAAAAGGACACACACCTAAAAAATTTAATATTACTACAAAGTGGGATGGCTCTCCGGCAATTGTTTGTGGAAAAGATCCAGCTGATGGTAAATTTTTTGTAGGTACTAAAGGAGTATTTGCAAAGTCACCGAAATTAAATAAATCAGCAAAAGACATCGAAACAAATCATGCTGATGTTGGAGATAACGATAAAAGTGAATTACGTGGAAAGCTAAACGCAGTATTACAAAATTTATCAAAATTAAATATCCAAAATGTATTACAAGGTGACTTAATGTTTACGCAAGGAGATTTAAAAGAAAGAGGTTTTGAAAATAAAAAATATTTAACATTTAAACCAAATACAATTACATACGCAGTACCAAGTGATTCTGAACTAGCAAGTAAAATGAGATCAGCAAAAATTGGTATTGTTTTTCATACTGCTTATGAAGGCGAAAGTTTAGATAAAATGACAGCATCATTTAAAGTTGATTTATCTAGTTTAAATCAAACTCCAGATGTTTGGTTTGATGATGCATATATAAAAGATTTTTCAGGTATGGCGACAATGACAGCACAGGAGTCTGAAGCTGTTGAAAATGCAATTGCTGATGCACAAAAACATTTAAATTCTACAGGGAACGCTTTTGAATTTTTAGATGGTTCTGATGCCGGCAATGATTTAAAAGTAAATATAGCGGCAAATATGAATGCCAACATAAAACAGAATTCTATACAACAAGATCCAGAAAAGTTTTTCAATCAGTTTCTTTCTGATTATATTCGTAGGTCAGAAGAAAAAATAGCTTCATTAAAAACAGGACGTGAAGGACCAGCTGGACAAAGACGTTTAAATGCCCTACAAATTGGCTTGAATTACTTAAATACTAATAAGAGTAATATGATGAACTTTTATGCACTGTGGCTTAAATTAGGTGCTATAAAAGACGTATTATACAAGAAACTATCAAATATTAAAGCAATTGATAGTTTTGAAGAAGTAGATGGTGAATTAAAAGTAAGAGATCCTGAAGGATTTGTTGCTATTGATCATATAGGTAATGCAGTAAAGGTAGTAGATAGATTAGATTTTAGTAGGAAAAATTTTATGAAAAGTGAAACAATAGAACTAGACTTTGTAAATGATTTAATGACAGAAGCAAGAATGTTTAGATCACGACACGGGTTATCAGATTATTCAGCTCGTGAAATGGCAGATAACACTTTTGCACATATAGTTGCATTACAAGTATTAAATAGAGAATTTAAATATTCATCTGTAGCAAGTACCTATGCTGGTAGAACAGCAAGTTACGGAAACTTTGATTACTTTAGATCAAATGGCACAGACTTATATGCTATGCTACATTCTTTATTTGGAAAAGGTTCAATTACAAAATTTGCAGATGAAAAAAATAGTGAAATACTTTTAAAAAGAATGCGTCCAAATATGACACAAATAAAAGGATTTTTAAATCATATTTCGTCATCTGGTGCAAATGGTGACAAAGAAAAAAGAATGTTAATGCAGTTGCAATCAATGTTGTTTGTAAATGACAGCAGATTAAGATCAATGAAACGTCTAGCAGGTGATTGGGAAAATTTAACAACTAGAGAAAAAAGAACATTAGTTTCAAGTTTATATAATTATTTCAGAGCAAATGCACCAAAATCATCTTTGATGTCAGTGTTACAAAAACTATCACGTGAAAGAGATTATGCTGGCGGTGAAAAAGTTAAAACATCAAAAGCAATGGCAACTGGTGCGGCAATTGCCGGTGCATATTTAGGATATAAATTAGGAAGAGGCAAAGGTCCATCTTATGCAGATAAGATGAAAGGATTTGATTTGTCTGGTAGGAAGAAAAAATAATGACAGTAAGAATCAACGGAGCGGCTAGAGGTGGTGAATTTATTAGTAACAATTTGCAGTTTTACAATTTGTACACCAATATTAATATTGAACAAACTGGCAATTATCAAGATGCTACACAAAAAGATTTTGATTCAATTGTACAAATGATTGCTATGTTTTCACAGGTGATCATTTCAAACGATCCTGTCAATGTTGCTGATTTAAATGCCAATGGTGCACCTACGTTAACGGGTGCAGGATATGTATTCAAGTTTGCAGTTGAATATCCAGATGTTTTTACTGATAATGGAAACCCAGCCGGGAAACTAATAAGCATAATGGATGGCGTAATACTGAATGGTGGAACAATTGCAACTACAGGATCAATTAATTTAGAATTTACACAATCGGAGACATTATAAAATGGACAATAAACCGCAAAGAGCACCAAAAGATTTAGCAAGTTTAGAAACACAAAGTTTAGAAACGCATGTTGTTGTTTCTCATGAAAGACACGAAGAAATACAAAAAAGATTTGATAAAATTGATATACGTATGGACAGGATGGAAGATCATACAGACAAACAATTTACAAAAATTGAAAGAATTATTATTTGGTCAATGGGTACTTTGTTTATTACATTATTAACTACATTATTCACAATTGTGTATAGGGCAGGATAAAATGATTATTGCTGAATTAGATTACAACGTTGATATACCAGAATCTAGATTGATTTTTGGCCGCAAAGGAAATAAAGTGGTCAAGAAATATCGTTGTTCGTTTGGCAGGAAAAAAGGCAGAATTGTATCAAATCCTAGTGTTTGTTCTGCACCATTAGATATTAAAAAAAGATTTACGCTTAAAAAAACTAGAGCAAAAATGGGTCAAAGAATTATTAGAAAAACATTAAGAACTAAAAGATTTAATCCAGCTTCTAGACGTGTAGCGGCTATGAATAAAGCATTGAGAAGAAGGTAAATATTGACATGAGCTTAAAAGATGATATTATAAATGGCATTGATGATCCTAAAACATTTACTAACCAAGTTAGTAAATTAGTTCACATGCCGACTAGTGTTGTTAAATCATTAACAGAGCCACTAGGTCTTAGAGACTATATGAATTTAGCAAAAGCAGTTGATGAAGAAGATCCAGAAAGTGCAAAAGAAATTTTGATGTCTGGATACGAGCAACTAGATGATGTTGTAAAAAGCATACTTGACGAATATACTAGTAGTACAAGTGTTTCTAGCACAAAATCAAAAAATGTTCCTTCAGCTGGTAATACAAGTGGAAATACAACTATTGAGCCTAAATCAACACAAGGTACACAACCAACACAAACATCAAAACCAACACAAGATACACAAGGATCAGCATCAACTCAAGCAGATAAAATGCAAAAAGATGTTGATAAAGAAATATCAGGGTCAATAAAAAAGTTGCAAAAAGATCCAGAATTTGCTAAAATAATAAAATTTGCAGATATTGTTGCAAAAAATAAAAAATAATAGTATAATAAACAAATGTTTAGACAAAAAAGAAAACAAAGATATGAAGTCGCCGCACATGTTGAACAATTAACTGACGGTATGACAGCACGTGATCTAACAGAGCATCTTAGATTTTGGAAAATTATTACTAAATGGGATCCAGAACCAAATGCTAATAAAGATTTTATAATAGCAGTAGAAAGAAGATTAAAAAATCTAACAAAAGAAGAAGGTAAACAAAACAAACAAAAAAATTTAAATGATGCGAAATCATTAATTGATAACTTAAATAAACTTGATAGAACAGTTCTTAAAGAAATAGTTGAAGTTGGAATTACAGATCCAAGATTCAAAAAAGCATTAACCACACAAAAAACAGATCATGGCGTAAAAGTTGGTGATTATTTAATTAAAATACGCCCTTTTAAGAAAAGATACTTATATGATATACTTAATTTAACTACTTCAGAAACAGTAGTTAAAGATATTAAGCTGTATGAAATGGCCTTTTGTTTAGTAAATTATATGAATGATGAGTTGTTAAACACTGACCCTAAAATGGTAGAATTGCATGACATATATAATGATTATGTGAAGTACTCGAACACAGCATCGCACTATAAAATAATGTATTTTGAAGCTAAAAAATCAGGCGAAATAACACGTGAAGCTAAGAATCAGCTTGAATTTGAAAAAAATAGGGATCTAGCACTTGGATGTAAGGTTAAAATCGTAGATCTGTTTAAAAAAAATACCGAATAAAAATAAAGAAAAGTATAAATAAGTTAAGTAAGGTAGAAACATTATGAATATATCAGAGTTTGAAAAACCAGCTAATGAGAAATTAGCAAAGATCAACGAAGCACTTGATACCCTATACGGTTTTAGAGTGTACGACACAATTGACATCAAAAAACTATATGATGTTAAAAAAGATCTTAAGACAAAATTAAAAGAGCTTGAAGCTACATTGCCTTTTAATTCACACAATAGCGATCCAAAGTATATGAAGCATGTACTATTAGCAGAAGCTATTGATAACATGATTGAAGCAAAGAAAAAAGATCATGACAAAGATGGTGATATTGATTCAGATGATTACATGGCGGCACGTGATAAAGCAATCAAAAAAGCTATGGGCAAAGACAAGGAAAAATCAGAAATGAAAAAACAGCAACAAGATCCAAGACACAATCAAGAGTCAATCGAAGAAGAACTTACTGATAAACAGAAAAAACTACCACCAGCATTGCAAAAAGCAATTGCTAAAAAACAAGGTGATAAACCAAAAGACAAAGTTGAAGAAAAAGTAGAATCATTAAAAGCATTACTAGAACAAGAAGTTGAAAAAGCAGAAGTAGTTATTGCGGCTAAAAGTATTGTTGACGAAATGCAAGACATGATTGAACAACTTGGTAAAATGCAAAATGATGAATTAGGTGCAGTTGTTGATCAAATGTCATATCAATATGGCGCAGACAAGGCGGCATCATTTAATACAGCAGTTGCATCACAATTAGAAACACTACTTGGTTCATTAAAATCAGCCAAAGAAGCAGTTAACAATGAAGTATTAGTTTTAACTGGCGAAGCACCTGCTCCAAGCGACATGGCTCCAGCAGATTCAGATCTAGGTGACATGGAAGATGACGGTGAAGATTTAGAAGCACCAGCAGATGATTTAACTGGTGGCGATGATTCAGCAAGTGGTCCAGAAGAAGAACCATTAGGTAGAGCCAAAAAGGCTTAACCAATGAAAATCACAGAAGTCATAGGCGAAGACAAATACATCAACCAATTAGATTCAGATATTAATTCTATCATTATCACAATGATGGCCAACGATATTGATGAAATGAAAATGGATGATTTTCAAGAACAATTAAAAGGTTTAGGTTCAGTAGTTGATCCACAAGCATTAAGAACATACTTACTAAAAAATGGAAAAATTAAATCCATAACAGGTGATAAAATTATATTAGATACTCCATCAAACAATAAATCATTCAGTAAACAGGATGATACAGCTGACAAAGTATCTAAAATGGCTTCACAGTCGGCCAAATCTAGCATAGATAATTAATTGACATTTTTAACTTTACTTGCTATAATAACGAACAAGGAGTATAGTTATGATAAAGATATTAGACTGGTTATTAGGTACAACTAATTCTAAATCACCTGCTAAAATAAAAGCAAAAACTAAAAAAGCTAAAGCTAAAAAGAAAAAAGCAGTAACAAGAAAAAAGAATGTGATAAAGAATTATGTTGGAAGAAAACCTAGAAGTAAAAAATAAATCGCTATTAGTTGAAAAATTTAAATATAAAGAATTTAAAAGAAAAAATCTTGATGGTCAACGTTACTATGTAAATGATTCTGGTGATCCAGTACCATCGGTAACTTCCATACTTTCTAAAACTAAAGATATGACGGCTCTAAATGCTTGGAAAAAAAGAGTAGGGGCCGCTGAAGCACAAAGGATAGTTACTGAGTCAGCAAATTTAGGTACTATCATGCACAAACATCTAGAGTGTTATATTGAAGGAGTAGAACGCCCTAGTGGAACAAACCAAGTATACGTACAAGCAAAAAATTTAAGTGAAACTGTAATTGAGCATGGGCTTAAAAACGTGGATGAAGTATGGGGAATTGAAACACATTTAGCATTTCCAGGACTTTATGGAGGAACAGCAGATTTAATATGTGTTCATGAAGGAGAACCAGCAATTGGTGACTTTAAAACATCACGTAAATTTAAGAAAAAAGAGTGGATTGAAGATTATTTCATGCAGGCGTCAGCTTACGCACTAGCACATAATGAAGTATATGGCACAAACATTCAAAAAGGCGTTATTTTTATGGTTACGCATGACAATGAATACCAGCAATTTGTCGTTGAAGGTAAAGAATTTCAAACATTTACAGATAAGTGGTTAGATAGAGTAGAAACTTATTACAAAATGAATAAATAGTATTATATTGGAGTAATCAAGTGGCAACAACATATACTAGAATTAAAAATAGACGTGGTTTAAGAGCAGACTTACCTCAACCTTTGGCTGACGGTGAAATTGGTTTAGCACTAGATACAAGAGAATTGTATATTGGTGTAGGTAACCAAGACAATCTTAACACAGATGTACAAGTAAAAAATGATATATTCAACATTAGATCATTTGTTGCTGAAGATTTAGGTGGCAACATAGCTTCTAATGGTATATTAATGTTTAAAGTATCTGGTACACAAACATTTTCCGGTAACGGATCAACCAATACTTTTGCACTAGGATCAAATAATGGCTTACCAGCAAACCATCCATTGTCAACACCAACTGCAAGTGATATTGTAGTTACGCAGTTTGTAAATGGAGTACCTACAATATTAGATCCTACATCGTACACTATTACTTTTAATGCAGGAAATGGTACGTTATCTTTTACTACTCCTACATCAGTTATTCCGCCAAGCGGTTCAAAAATACTTGTATGTAAATGGACTGAAGCAAGAATAACAGAAGCACTTAGAGCCAGAGCAAGTTGGTCAACTAATTCAGCAGATGCATCTTACAGCAAATGGCAATATAATGACGTAAACAACAACCAAGTTTTTGTTGATACAACAACTGGCACAGGATTTGTTGAATATGTAACTGGTGCAGAATATACTGCATTAACAACAGGTACGTCAGATTGCTTCGATGGAACAGATGGAAAAATTGCTGTTCCAACATCAGTTAATTCTGGTACAACGTATGGAACTTTTTTAGGTGAAAACTCTGCTATACATAGTCCTGTAAGAGAAGTAGAAATCAATTCAAGTTTAAAAATTGATTTGGACACACCAAGACAAGCACTTAACGTTACAAAATATATTAACAAGAAAAGAGGATCATCAGTTGCAAGAGTGGCAAACAATATTGAGATATTTACAGAAGCAAGTTATCCACAATATCAAACTAATCAATATATTGGATCGCTACAAACAGCAACATTAACAGCAAGTGGTAATGGAACAATTGTAGAATATTTGACATCAGAATCAAATGTTTATAAAATTGATTATAGTTTAAAATTAGGATCAAATTTTAGAACAGGTACAATATACATTACTACAGACGGAACAAATACGGTAATAAACGACATGCATGTTGAAACAAATGCAACAGCAGACATCACTTTCTCAGCGGCTATAAGCAGTTCAAAATTGCAGTTTAAATACGCAAATGCAAATGCTTCTAACGCCAATTTATCATACAAGATAGAACGCTGGTTACAATCCTAACCATAGGTTGTTAACAGATTTTTTCTGTTAATGTGAATTTAAGTATTGCTTTTACTGTGTGAGTGACAGTATAATTAATATTATGCTGAATAATAAGAAGAAGCTATGAGAGAGAAACTATGAACACATCAAAGAGTCAAGAAGAAATTTTTATCATTAAAAGAGACGGTCAACAGGAACCTTTAGATATTAACAAGGTACATAAAATGACTGAAGCCGCATGTGATGGTTTGTCAGGAGTATCTTCATCATTAGTTGAAATGAATTCTGGTTTGCAGTTTTCAAACGGTATGTCAACACAAGATATTCAAGAAGTACTAATCAAATCAGCAAATGACTTAATCACATTAGATGCACCAAATTATCAATATGTTGCGGCACGTCTTTTGTTGTTTACAATTAGAAAAGAAGTTTTTGGTAAACACATTGATCATCAATATGAGGTACCATTACAATTTTTAGTTGGTAGAAATATTGAAAAAGGTTTGTATGATCCTAATATCATGAAATGGTTTAATGATGAAGAATTTAAAACTTTAGATTCTTATATTAAACATGATAGAGATTACAATTTTACATACGCAGGTTTAAGACAAGTATCTGACAAATATCTAGTTCAAGATAGAAGCTCAGGCAAAGTTTTTGAAACACCACAATACATGTATATGTTGATTGCGGCAACCTTGTTTCATGATTATCCAAAAGAAATAAGAATGGGTTACATTAAAAGATATTATGATGCGATTTCAAAATTTAAAATTAATATTCCTACTCCTGTAATGGCAGGTGTGCGTACACCATTAAAACAGTATGCTTCATGTGTACTTGTTGATGTCGATGATACATTAGATTCTATTTTTGCTTCTGACATGGCAATTGGTAGATACATTGCACAAAGAGCCGGTATCGGAATCAACGCAGGTAGAATACGTGGTATCAATTCACGTATTAGGGGAGGCGAAGTAGCCCATACTGGTGTTGTTCCATTTCTTAAAAAGTTTGAAGCAACAGTAAGATGTTGTACACAAAATGGAGTACGTGGTGGAAGTGCTACTGTCCATTTTCCAATTTGGCATCAAGAGATTGAAGATATACTTGTATTAAAAAATAACAAAGGTACAGAAGATAATAGAGTACGTAAACTAGATTATTCGATACAGTTATCAAAAATATTTTATGAAAGATTTATTAAAGGCGGAGATATTACTTTATTTTCACCACATGATGTTCCAGGTTTGTACGAAGCATTTGGTACAGCAAAATTTGACAAGTTATATAAACAATATGAAAAAGATACGTCAATTCCTAGAAAAACAATACAAGCTAGAACATTGATTGGAGACATATTAAAAGAACGTGCAGAGACCGGTCGTATATACATAATGAATATTGATCATACAAATGAACATAGTTCGTTTATTGATCCTGTACGCATGTCTAACTTATGTCAAGAAATTACATTACCAACTGATCCGTTACAACATATTGATGGTAGAGGTGAAATTGCACTATGTATTCTATCAGCAATCAACGTTGGTGTGTTAAAGGATATAAAAGAATTAGAAACATTATGTGATTTAAGTGTTAGAGGTTTAGAACAAATAATTGATCATCAAAAATATCCAGTGAAAGCGGCAGAACAATCTACAAAAGCAAGACGTTCTCTTGGGATTGGCTACATTGGTTTAGCACATTATCTTGCAAAAAACAAAGCAAAATATGAAGATAAAGAAGCATGGAAGTTAGTAAATGAATTAACTGAAGCATTTCAGTATTATTTGTTAAAGGCATCAAATACTATTGCAAAAGAAAAAGGTGCGTGTGATTATTTTAAGAAAACAAAATACTCAAAAGGAATTTTACCAATAGACACATATAAAAAAGATGTTGATGGTATTGTACCTAAAAAATTAAATATGGATTGGGAATCACTAAGAAAAGATATTATTGAGCATGGTTTAAGGCACTCAACATTGTCAGCACAGATGCCATCAGAATCATCAAGTGTAGTAGGCAATGCAACAAATGGTATTGAGCCTCCAAGAGGTTATTTGTCAATTAAGAAGTCTAAAAAAGGACCATTAAAGCAAATTGTACCTCAATATGAAACTTATAAAAAATATTACACACTATTGTGGGACATGCCAGGCAATGAAGGATATATCAACATTGTTGCGGCTATGCAAAAATATTTTGATCAAGCAATTAGTGGAAACTGGAGTTATAATCCATTGCACTATGATAACAATGAAGTGCCAATGAGTGTATTAACTAAAGATTTTTTAACAACTTATAAACTTGGTTGGAAAACGTCATATTATCAAAATACATATGATTTTAAAGGTGAAGAGCCAAACATAACTGACCAAGAAAACGTAGCAACTATAGATGAAGCATTAGAAGTTGCTGAACAACATCAATCGCAACAAGACGACGAAGCGTGTGATTCATGTGCAATTTAAATAAATATTGACAAGGTAGTAAAAGAGTATATAATAGAATTATGGCAAAGACAGTATTTAACAGAAATGAAATAGATTTTACCAAAGAGCCAATGTTTTTTGGGGAAGATCAGAGTGTGCAGAGATATGATGTTTTTAAATATCCTGCATTGGACAAACTTAACCAAACTATGCTTGGGTATTTTTGGAGACCTGAAGAAGTAAGTTTGCAAAAAGATAGATCAGACTATGCAACTTTCAGACCAGAACAAAAGCATATTTTTACTTCAAACTTGAAATATCAAACACTACTTGATTCAGTTCAAGGACGTGGACCGAGTTTGGCTTTTTTACCTTACGTATCAAATCCAGAATTAGAAGGTTGTATTGTTACTTGGGATTTCTTTGAAACAATCCACTCACGTTCATACACACATATTATGAAAAATGTGTATCCAGATCCAAGTGAAGTATTTGACACAATCTTAAATGATGAAGAAATTTTAAAAAGAGCTGTATCAGTAACAGAAAATTATGATACATTTTCTAAAATGGCTGAAGATTATTTTGTAAAAGGCAAAGGCGATATAATTGATGTTAAGAAACAATTGTATCTTGCAATGATAAATGTAAACATCTTAGAAGGTTTAAGATTCTATGTATCTTTTGCTTGTACTTTTGCATTTGGTGAATTAAAACTTATGGAAGGCTCTGCAAAAATTATTTCACTTATTGCTCGTGATGAAGCAACACACTTAAATTTGTCAACACAGGTTATTAAGAATTGGCAAAAAAATGATGATGCACAAATGACAAAAGCAATGAAAGGCTTAGACAAGCAAGTAGTTGAAATGTTCAAGAGCTGTGTTGAAGAAGAAAAAGCATGGGCAAGACACTTATTCAAAGATGGTTCGATTATTGGTTTAAATGAAAAACTATTAGGCGACTATGTTGAATGGATTGCAAACAAAAGATTGAAAGCATTAGGATATGATCCTGTGTATGACCAATCTGCTAATGCAAATCCTTTACCGTGGACACAACATTGGTTAAACTCAAGTGGACTACAAGTTGCACCACAAGAAACTGAAGTAGAAAGCTACATCATTGGTGGATTAAAACAAGACGTCGATGATAAAACTTTTGAAAATTTTGAACTATAATAAGAAAGAAAAAAATGTTAAAACAAAAACTAAACAAAGATGACATTGTAGTATTTCGTACTGTTGGTAGTGACGAAGTAGTTGGTAAATTGATAGAAGAAACAGACACTTCTTACAAAGTATCAAAACCTTTAGCACTAGCAATGACTCAACAAGGTGTTGGAATGACAGCATATATGATTATGGCTGATCCAGAAGCAACATTTGAGTTTTTAAAAAGTACGATAATTACAGCAGTTTTGGCTAATAAACAAGCCAAAGATGCTTATACAAAGAGTACATCGAATATTGTTACTCCTAGTACACCATCAATAGTTACGTAATAAATACTATTATAATAGGAGAACAAAATGCCACACGTAGCAAGAGTCGGAGATGCAGATACGAATCACTCACCATGTGCACCAGGATCGTGTGCAACAGGGTCGCCAAATGTTTTGGCAAACAACATACCGGTTCACAGAGTAGGAGATAATAATACTCCTCATGGATTTATACTTTGTGTTCCTCATGTAACATCACTTGCAAGTGGTTCTCCTAATGTGTATGTAAATAATCAACCAGTTGGAAGAATTGGTGACGCTTACAGTTGTGGAATAAAAGTAAATGCTGGATCACCAAACGTGATAGCAAATAGTTAGGAACAAAAATGGCACAAACAATATTACCAGGTGAAGATCAAGGACTATTTAAAGATTTTAACGGATCAGCGATTAGTCAAAGTTTAGGTCCTATTGCAAAAGAAAGTTTACAAAGCGGATTGTTTGATGTAAAAGATGGAAAAGATCTTTGGGGCAATGATATAAAAACAATGGCCGCATTTAAAAATCCACACACAGAAAATATTTCTAAAATAAGATCAAATTTATATAATGGTAATAGCAACGGTTGGGTTGGATTAAATGGTATGCCTGCAGGTTGGGATGATCCAAATTATTCTACTAGAGCAACTGTAAATGGAAGCATACTTGGCTCAGGTCAAACAGCAAGAAAATTAACTGACGCAGAAGTTCTTGAATTACAAAAAGTTAATGGAGTATTAAACGATTTTAACAGACACACAAATATACAAAGTGGAGTAGATCAAACAGATTATGGAAATGCTAATCCATTTTCATTTATGGGAGTATCGGGTGGTCCGTCATTTAGTTTACCAACAGGTCATCTTCCAAAACCAATCGGACAAATGCTATCAATTGGACAAGGAATTAATGCACTTAATACATCATTAGGAGCCGCGGCCGCAGTAGGTACAGGTCCTTGTGCTTTCATTGATGATATATTTGGTGCTTTATCAAAAGGTGCAGGAGTATTAAATCAAATACTAGGATTCATAGGTCAAGCACTTGGCCTACTAAATCTTATTTCAGGCGTGATTGGATATGTTGTACAACTAGCACAAATGATTTTAGCAGACTTGGCAAATTTAGCCAATGCAATTACAAGAATAACTAATGCCGCGATTGCTGGATTACTAGATGGATTAATGAGCGATCCTTGTATGAAGCATTTAATTATGGCAGGTATTGCCGGATTTGGTTTATTACAGACCATAAAGAAATTTACATAAGATGATGAATACAATTGTACTTTGTGCTATACCTCAAGAAGTCGAAGGACTACACTACACTGACGTATTTTTTACAGGAGTTGGTAAAATTAATGCGGCGGCAACCACGGAACAAATTATAAAAGATTATAAACCAAAAGTAATTATTAATTATGGTACAGCAGGTTCACTTAAATCTAATGTAAGCGGACTAGTAAAAGTCACAGGTTTTGTTGATCGAGATATGGATGCAAGACCTTTGAATTTTAAACTTGGTCAAACGCCATATGAAAAAGATATCATGTTAGGCACAGCAGAAGTTGTTTGTGGAACCGGTGACACTTTTGCTACAGAAAAACCAAAAATAGATTGTGATATTGTTGACATGGAGGCATACGCCATAGCAAAAATTTGTAAAAAACATAAAGTTGATTTTTTATGTTACAAGTATATTTCTGACTCAGCTGATAGCAATGCATCAGATGATTGGGCAAAAAATGTTGCCAAAGGTTGTAAACTATTTAGAGAAGAAATACTAGATAATCTTTCACAACCATTGTTAGCATAAGTAACACATACGGAGAGGTGGCTGAGCGGTTGAAAGCACCGGTCTTGAAAACCGGCAAAGGGGCAACTCTTTCGTGAGTTCGAATCTCACCCTCTCCGCCAGAATAAAAGTATATAATATTGACTTTTTTAATTAATTGTAGTACTATATCATTATGACATACATAGTAAAAGATGAATGTATAAAATGTAAACATACAGACTGTGTAGAGGTCTGTCCTGTAGATTGTTTTTATGAAGGAGAAAATTTTTTAGCAATTAATCCAGAAGAATGTATCGATTGTGGAGTATGCGAACCAGAGTGTCCAGTTGATGCAATTGTGGCAGATTCAGACCCAAATATAGCTAAGAATGAATTAGACTATTGGATTCATATAAATACTGAGTACAGTAAAAAATGGCCAAATATAACAAAGAAAAAAGATGCGTTACCAGAAGCAGAAGAATATAGTCCAGCTAATATGCCAGACCAAAAATCTAAAAGAGATCTTCTTTCTGAAAACCCTGGAACTGGAGATTAATAAATGAGCAAAAAAGATAAAACACAATTAAATAAACCTTTAAGTCAAAACATGAATGAAAGAATTGATGTTGACATGGAGGCATTAAGAAAACAACATGTGATGGTTGCAACACCTTGTTATGGTGGTATGGTCGGCGAACCATATTTAAAAGCAATGACGGGATTGTCAATTCTTTTTAAACACTACGGATTAAATTTTACATTAGCAACTTTGTCAAATGAGAGTCTTGTAACAAGGGCACGTAATACACTTACTGCAATGTTCTTACAAAATCCAACATACACTCATATGATGTTTATTGATGCAGACATTGGGTTTATACCACAAGATGTTATAAAACTATTGCATAGGGATCAAGATATTGTTACTGGTGCATATCCTAAAAAATCAATAAACTGGCCAGCAGTCCATGGAGTAGCAATGGAACAAAAACCAACTGACCCATATGAACTGGCAAAATTTCAAGCATCTTATGTTTTAAATATTAAACGTGATCATATGGATTCTAAAGAAATTCCATTAGTAAAAGGATTGATTCCTGTGTTAGATGCTGGTACTGGATTTATGATGATTAAACGTGAAGTTATAGATAAAATGACTAAAGAATATCCTGAAACAAGATATACAAACGATCTTAATACTGCACCAGAATTAAATCCATATTTTTATGCACTATTTGATACAATGATTGATCCTGAAACAAATAGATATCTGTCAGAAGATTACACATTTTGTAGACGTTGGCAAAAAATGGGCGGAGAAATTTGGATGGATCCATCTGTAAATTTAGATCATTATGGTTCATATCCTTTCCAAGGAAATATTGCAGAACAATTTACTTTGGTCAAAAAAGAAGATTGATTAAAATAAATTTTTATGCTACAATAAATCATGTCATTAGTAAACATTCTTCGCCAATGGTTTAGCACTGCTCCAGATACAACAGAGCCAATGTCTACTGGTGATCAAATACTTTATGACAGCTTTAATCATTTACAAAATTTTGTTGAATATTACATAGCACAAATTTATACAGGGTCATCGGATCAAACTTTTAAAAGTAGAGAAAAAGGTTTAGAAGGTATCGAGTGGCTTCATTCACAAAAAGATAAAGATCCGGTTTATCAATCTGCATTAAATGAAATTAAAATATTATATAACTGGTGGGTTGATTTAAGGGTACAAAGATCTGACGCATGGAAAGACATTGATACAACCTATGGTCAGTTCAAAGAAGAATGGCTACAAACAACAGAACAAGAAAACAGCGAATTTAAAGAATTTATGGACAAGTGTAGACATGCAGAAAAACTGCAAAAACTATACAATACAGAGGACACTAAAATGTTATTGAGGCTTATTCAGATAAGAAATTATCTATAAGTGATAAATAAAAAGACAGGATACATTATGGCAGAAAATAAAAACAAAAAAACTTTCAAGTTATCAAATCAACAAGTAGTAGATGCATTTGCACAATATCTATATGATATTGGAGAATTAGGCAATGGTGAATCCACTGGTGAGTTAGTATACGAACTATCTGAAAACAATGGTGCAACAGTAGTGTTAACTATTAAAGAAGATAACGAGGACAAGGAATAATAAATGTCTAGTAGTAGTGAATTAGAAAGATTAAAACTGCAACACAACAAACTACATACCGCTATCGAAAAAATGTTAAATGACAATCAATCAGATGAAAACAAATTATCTGTAATGAAAAAACACCAACTTTGGTTAAAAGATAAAATATCAAATATCGAAACAACAAAAGAACTCCAAAACACATAATAAAAATGTTTATTCCTGATTACTTAGGTAATGATGCCTGGCAACTTCCAATGATCAATAGAGATCATTTTAAAATCAAACCAATATTAGAATCTGATGAACAATTAGGCTATTTTCCTTGGATTGAATTAGACATCAAATACAGTTACGAAACTTGGTTAAAAGAAATAAAGCTAGTTGGTGATTCATTTGTTGAATTTGAAAGTGAATATGGTAAAGGTTGGAAATATGTTTCTATGTATGAAGATGATAAATGGAATGACAGATTATTAAATGGGTGTCCAGCAACAACAACTTGGTTTAAAAATATTTTCTCAGAAAAAATAAATGCAACAAAAATACATAATATAAAAGTTATGTGTTTGGAACCAAAAGGATATAGTGAACTGCAACATGGTAATCATTTTGGCCAAATTAATTTTGTTCTTAATCAACCCATAGGATGTAAAACAGTGATGTTTTATCCTAATCCCATGGACAAGACAAAACTTAAAGATAGTGATTACATAGGTATTGTACCTTTTAGAGAAGGATCAGTTATCCAATTGAACAATGAAAATTATAATATGGCAAGGAACAATAGTGAAGAAAATAGATACCATATCATAGTAAATGCAGATACAGAAATTAACGACAAAGTAAAAATGTTATATGACGAAAGCATAAAACATACAACAACAAATATTAAGAAAGATGCACAATTATAAAATTTGGCCAATGTCAAAAATAATGGTTGACGAATATGGTACATTACTATATAATGAGTGGAGTAAAGAGATTATTAAATCAGTGTTAAAAGCTGATTACTTATAGGAAACTATAAATAATAATAGTATATAATGATTATGGCTAGTTTAGACTTACACGGTTATTATGTACAAGATGCTTGGAGGGAGTTTGTAAAATTTGTCCACGAGAACAAGCATCAAGGTCTTAAGTATGTTACTGTTATTACAGGACAAGGTAAGATCAAAGAAGAATTTGAGCTATGGGTAGAAGCAAACGATAGCTTAAAACACTGTGAGTTACTGCCTAGTAATGGTGCTTACAGAGTATACTATAATAAGGAGTACAGATGAGTACAGGTAAATTAAAATGGTACAACGCTTCAAAAGGTTTCGGTTTCATAGTGCCTGATGAAGGTGGCAATGACGTTTTTGTTCATGTTTCAGCATTTAAAGATGCAGGAATCACAAAAGTAGATCAAGGCCAAGCAATGGAATATGTTGTTGCTGAGCACAACGGAAAACCTGTTGCAACTCAGTTAAAATTGACTGAAGCAACTGCTGAAGAAAAACCTGCTGAATCAAATACTGAATCAGCATAATATATAACCTTAGGAGGTTCATGGCAAAAGAAGTAACTGGTACTCTGAAATTAATTATAGAGGCAGGTCAGGCTAAACCTGCTCCACCGGTTGGACCAGCTCTTGGTCAACGTGGTATACAAATTATGGACTTTTGTAAAAAGTTCAACGATAAAACAAAAGGTATGGAAGGTCCCATACCTTGTCTTATAACAGTTTACAAAGATAAAAGTTTTACGTTCATACTTAAAAAACCACCTGTTACATATTACATATTAAAAGCAGTTGGTTTAAAGAAAGGTGGAAGAACACCTGGACGTAACGTGATCAAGTATATTACTAAAGAGCAAATTAGAAAAATTGCTGAAGAAAAAATGGAAGATATGAATGCTTTTACAGTGGAACAAGCAATGGAGCAAGTGGAAGGGTCATGTCGCTCTATGAGTATATCAGTAAAAAAGTAGTTATATAAAAATAGCATATCTGGTTTGCATTAAAAATACTTGAAAATTCAATTTTTCACACTATATAATATATAAATATGATTGGTAGTTAGCTACCCATTCACAGATTTTTAGGAGAAATTAAATGAGACAAATAATAAATTTGCTCAAGTCTTTGACAGAAAGCCTTGGCAAACAAACTATAGATCAGTTCCAAATAAACACCAACGATCCTTTGTGGTGTTTAGCAAAAACTGAATACAGTCATGATCCTGTGTATGCTTATAGATGTTTAAAGAGAGGAGTAAATCCGCATGTTTAGTAAAATTTTAAATTTTATGTTTGCTCCCAGAAAGTCTTTTGAAGAAAAATATTTAGAGCAATCAGCAGATCATTACGATCTTGAAAGACGCCAAAGAGAGTTAGATAAAAGACAATTCAATGGCGGTAACTTTCGTACATTGTATAACAGATTTTTTATCTAAAAAAGAAGCCTATAAAAGGCTATTTTTTGACCAAAAAATATAAGTACATTTGGTAGTAAGCCCAACGCCTCAGATTACATCAAAAGACGGTAAGCCGATCCCTTAATAATAACTTGGAGACAGTCTATGGAAAAAATATTTAGATCCATGGGCGACGGGATCTTAATGCTCAATGCTGTGTTTAGTAAACAGCAAAGGTCACTCAAAGAGCCAGCCGACCAGTCGGATCAGGTGAAAAACTTTAAAAGATGGTTATCCTACGAGCCATCAAAACACTACTTTAAGGGTAAACAATCCCAAATAACAAAGGATTGTGACCCACATAAGTAATCTTCTTGACAAGATGCGTTGTTTAGTATATTATATAGATATGCTACAACGCATTTTGCATTTGAGGACTCAACGTCAACCCTCATTAAAAACTCTGCCGTTAGAAACAGGAGATAAAAATGAGCAAATATTATAGTACAAAAACATATGGACACAATATTGGGTTGGCCTGTGTATTCAGACAGCCTAACGCAGATCATTCACATTGTCATTTATTACATGGTTATAGTTTACAGTTTAAATTTACTTTTGGCTGTGATAAACTAGATAATAAAAATTGGGCAGTTGATTTTGGTGGGCTAAAGCCTTTGAAAAAATGGTTAGAAGATCACTTTGATCATAAGACAGCATTGGATATAAATGATCCACATCTTGAAAAATTTAGAGAGTTAGAAGAACTAGATCTAGTAGACATTGTAACTTTTGATGGTGTAGGCGCAGAGAAATTTGCCGAACATGCCTTTAACTTTGCAGATAAACTTATTAGAGAAAAAACAGATAATCGTTGTTACGTTGTATCAGTAGAGTGTGCAGAACATGGTGCCAATTCAGCAATATATGAAGCATAATGAAAACACACAAAGTTATCTTAGGTACACCAAGAAGTGGGTCTAGCTTTATAACCAGGTGGTATTCAAATGAATATCCAGATTACACAGCATTATCGGAAGACAAAGGATTTGAGCATTTTGAACCAGATCATCCAGGCTGGCCTGCATTAGGTGACCAAGAAGGAATCGATAAGGAAACAAAATTAAGAATTCAAAAACTTGAAGATAAAACTATTTGGAAAATGCACCCTGGCCCGGATATGAGTAATCATATCTTTGAGTACATATCTAAAATGCCAATAATTCTTGTAAAAAGAAAAGACTTATTAGGACAATTTATAAGTTATGGTGTTGGATGGACTACAAACAAGTGGGTTAATTTTGATTCAGAATCAAAATCAAAGAATGGATTAAAAGAAAGTTTTCACTATGAAAAAAAATGGTTCGATGATATGGTTTTTAGATTAAAAGATTTAGAAGAAAAACAAAGTAAATTAAATATTGAAAAACTAATATGGTTCGAAGATATTCCAAATTATAAAGTTAATGGAAAGTTGTCTGTGAGACAAAACGATTTTCCAAATGAACAAAAGTTAAAATGGTTAATTAACTCAAATGAATTTATGAATTGGTTTTTAAAATTTAATGATTCATTTAAAATAAAGGAGACAATATGAAAAATAATGTTTTTACAGATTATAATATTGTTGGTGAAACCACAGATACAAATGATGATTATTCAGTAGTCGAAACTAATGAATTAGAAACGTTATCAGTTGGCGGCATAAAAATTCAACCTGGTAAAAAATCATTCAGTCATTCACATCCAAATAATGATGAAATATATTATATTCATTCAGGAAAAGGAACAATGACAATTGGAGAAAATACTTTTGAAATTTCTTCAGGAAGTGTTATTCTATATGATGGAAAAGAAGATCATTATATAACCAATACAGGTGAAACTGAAATGTATCTCACTATGGTATTCAATAACAAAGCAAAAAATGCCTAAATTTTTACATAAATAATATTATTATGTTTATGGCGTTATTAACATTATTGACTGCCTTAAGTATTTCGGCAGTTGCGATATACTATTCCATATTAGGTTTAGCGGCTATTTTTGCAGGTGCGGCAATACCAATCATGGTTATGGGGTCAGTACTAGAAGTTGGAAAACTTGTTACAGCTTCATGGCTATATCAAAACTGGAAAGTAGCACCGAGATTCATAAAGGCGTATCTATCAATTGCAGTAGTAGTATTGATGTTTATTACGTCAATGGGTATCTTTGGTTTCTTATCCAAGGCACACGTTGAGCAAACCTCATTAGGTACAATCGGTCAAGAAAAACTATCAACCATTAATGAAAAATTATTGCGTTCTGAAAATAGAATAGAACGTTGGTCAACTGACATTGATAGACTTATGAAGGGCGAAGATGTTAGGGTCGATATTTTAATTGATAAAGAATTAGTAGAATTAGACAAACTGTATGCACGTATTGATAATGAAAAACAAGCATTAAGAGATCAAGCAGACAAGGATATTGAACTACAAAACAACAGATTAAAACAAGCACAAGAACGTAAAGAGGCCGACATAGCCGCGGCACAAGAACGTTTTAAAGGTGCATTTAGTAAAAAAGGTTTAGATGAAGCAATAGCAAAAGCAACAGCAAACGAACTTGCTGTGGCGTCAGCGGCACAAAGAATTATAGTTGAAATACAAAACAAATTAAAAGAAGATCTTGCTAGTGTCGATGCCAAGTATGCCGAACAAATTGCAAGTATTGAAGAAATAATTCAAGATTACAAGAATCAAGCAAATACAAAAACAGGTGATATTGAAGGTAAAATAATTGCACTAGAAGATCAAATTGAAGCAGAACAAGATAAAATTGATCAAGTAAACGAAGATAAGATTGTGTTAATGAGTAAACAAGCACAATTAGAAGTTGAAGTTGGTCCATTAAAATATATTGCAGAATTTGTATATGGTCAAGAAGCCGATCAAAACTTGTTAGAAGCGGCAGTACGTTGGGTAATTATTATTATTATAATTGTGTTTGACCCACTTGCAGTATTACTTTTAATTGCGGCCAATATGTCATTTATTAGACGTTTCGGAAGAGGATTTGAAAAACAATATGATCCAGCTCTAGTAAAGAAGTATGCACAAGGTGACATACAACAATCAAACGATAAAGAAATGGATGACCTAAAAAAAAGACATGAAGTTGAGTTAGATGAATTTCGTGAAAAACTTTCACAAGCAGAACAAGAACTACAAGAGCAATTAGAATATCAGGAACAACAAGCAAAAGAAAAACCAGATAAAATGGTAATCAATATCGATGAATCGATAAACGTTAAATCCGATGATGACGTTAAGAAAAAAAAAGACTGACCGCTAACGATCACGTTCAACTAAAGGTTGAAGAAATAGAAATTACTCCAGTAAAAAAAGATAATAGGCCAGAAGTGCAAATGAAGTTCCGAGAAGATCTAAATGTGAACATCAAAGAATTTAAAAAAGAGATTGACATTGAGCAAAATCGTGTTATTATAAATAAAACAATGAAAGCCGATAGTTTAAAAAGATCAAAAGATAAACCAACATCAGTTGGTTGGTTAAAACCATATGTCGGTAAAATAGATAAGAAGGATTAGATGGTAAAGAAAAAAGGTGAATCTTATGATTGTTCTTTTTGTGGAAAAGAACGTGCAAAAGTTAAAAAATTAATAGCAGGTCCTAAAGTTTATATTTGTAACGAATGTGTTGATTTATGTTATTCAATCTTAGAAGAAAATGATATCAATCAAAAAAAAGAAGGACAAAAATCAAAAGCATTAAAAACAATTATACCAGATGAATTAAAAATGCATTTAGACGAGCATGTAATTGGTCAAGAACAAGCAAAAAAAGTTTTATCAGTTGCTGTATATAATCACTATAAAAGATTAAACAATCCCACAGTGGATGGCGTTGAATTAGAAAAATCAAATGTGTTGTTAGTTGGGCCAAGTGGTTGCGGTAAAACATTGTTAGCTCAAAAGATCGCAGATTATTTAGATGTGCCTTTTGCACAGGCTGATGCGACTACATTAACAGAATCAGGTTATGTAGGTGATGATGTTGAAAATATTATTTTAAGATTATTACAAAGTTGTGATTTTGATGTCGAACGTGCTGAAAAAGGAATAGTTTACATTGACGAGGTAGATAAAAAATCACGCAAGTCAGAAAACACTTCAATTACAAGAGACGTTTCAGGAGAAGGTGTACAACAAGCATTGTTAAAATTACTTGAAGGTACAACTGTTAGAGTTCCACCTCAAGGAGGAAGAAAACATCCACAACAGGAAATGATTGAAGTTGATACTACAAACATTTTATTTGTTTGTGGCGGAGCATTTGTTGGTTTAGATGATATTGTAAAACGTAGATTAAATGTTAATACGTCAATGGGATTTATGTCAAATTTTGAATCGCAAGAAGAAATAGATCAGATATTAACGAAAGTACAGCCTGATGATGTTGTTAAGTTTGGTCTTATACCAGAAATGGTAGGTAGACTGCCTGTAGTAGTCTCGTGTCATAGTTTAACGCACACAGACCTTAAACACGTATTAACCAAGCCAAAAAATGCAGTTTTAAAACAGTTTGAAAAAATGTTTAAATTAGATGGTGTTGAATTAGAATTTACAAATGAAGCAATAGATGTTGTAGCCAAACAGGCTCTTGAAAAAGATATTGGTGCAAGAGGATTACGTTCTGTTCTTGAAAGAATTTTGTTAGAACTACAATATGAATTGCCTTTGTTAAAACAACAAGATGTTGAAAAAATTGTAATCAACGATGCAGTAATTCTAAAAGATAAATCTCCATTACTAATTTACAAAACAGTAGATAAGAAAAACGGAGCATAGTGAAAAAACCTTTTCGCCATAGGAATCAACAACCAAATGTGCTATTAAATTCAGCCATTACATTTCCGAAAGTTAGGCTTATTGATCCTAACGGGTCATTCATTGGTATAGTTGATAGCAAAACAGCACTTGTAAAAGCTAAAGAAAGTTCTTTAGATCTTATTTGTACCACAGTCAAAGCAGATCCTCCTGTGTGTCGTATTATGGATTTCGGAAAATGGAACTATGAAAGACAAAAGAAAGAAAAACAAAAGAAAAAATTAGAAAGACAAAATAGAGTAGAGCTTCGTGAATTACAATTCAGGCCAAATATTGATGTGCATGATCTTAATGTTAAACTTAAAAAAGCACAAGAATTTATTGACGATGGAGATAAAGTCAAGATTGTAATGAAGTTGCGTGGTAGAGAAATTCCAAACGGAAGAATGTTTATCGATCAAATAAACATGATGGTAAAGAAAATACAAAATAGTAAATTTGATTCAATACCGAAACAGGCCGGAAATAGAATTTTAGCAGTTATTTGTAAAGACAATGATGCAAAAAAGAGTTGACAAATTATATAAATATGTTAATATAGTGTTATTATGAAATCAGGAAAACCAAGACAAAAATACGATACTAAATCATTTGATATAGAATACAACGTCAATAATAAAAGAGAACGTAAACCACGTCCTCCGAAATTACCAGGCATGGCAGTAACAGTAGTTGACAACAATGTCGAACGTGCAATGCGTAAACTTAAAAAGATGTTGCTTAAAGAAGGAGTCATGCAAGAACTTCGAGACAGGCGTTACTATATGAAACCGTCGTTTATAAAACGTGAAGATAAAAAACGTGCAATCCGAAGAGCGGCAAAATTACGTAGAGAACGTGAAATTGAAGAATTCGGTGGCGGAGTACCTAAGAAAAAAACTAGAAGAAGATAATCCATGTTACAGAATGAAATTTCAGATTGGATTAAAGACTATGCAAAATCTAATAATCGAAAAACATTAGTTGTAGGAATTTCAGGTGGGATCGATTCGGCAGTAGTTAGTACTTTGTGTGCTATGACCAAAATGCCTACTATCGCAGTTTCCATGCCAATTAATCAAATAGAAGATCAACATGATTTAAGTATAGATCATGGCAATTGGTTAGAAAGTAAATTTAAAAATGTTAAACATGAAGTAATTGACTTAGATGGAGTTTATGAAAAGTTTTGGTTAAAAACATTTAATGACTATGGCAGTGAACATGCATTTGCAAATACAAAATCAAGATTAAGAATGGTTACACTACATCAAATATCAGGTGACAGACAAGGTATAGTTGTAGGCACAGGTAATAAAGTAGAAGATTTTGGTGTAGGTTTTTATACCAAATATGGAGATGGAGGAGTAGACATCTCCCCAATAGCTGATTTAATGAAATCAGAAGTATGGCAACTAGGAAAAGATCTAGGAGTTATGCAAGAAATTATTGATGCTCCACCAACAGATGGTTTATGGGAAGATGGTAGAACAGACCAAGATCAATTAGGCGGTCTTACATATGATCAAATGGAAGAAGCTATGGTCAAAGGAGAGGCTAGTGAATATTACGATAAATATCAAAGTATAAGGAAGCCAAACCTACACAAGATGGATCCAATCCCAGTTTTCAAAAAAAAGTAGTTAGGCTTACTTTTTGATAGGTAAAATGTATGACTAACTCGAATGACGAACAGCAAAAATATTCAGTAGATAAAATAAACGAATTATCTAAAAAACTTAACCGTAATTTAGATACGGATACTTTTTGTATTCAACCTTTTATGCATCTTAGCACAACACCAAATGGTCAAATACGTTTGTGTTGTAGGTCTCAAAAAATTGCAGATGCGTCTGATACTACATTTAAAGATGTTTGGTATAGTGATCATATGAATGAAATAAGAAAGAATATGATTGATGGTGATAAGAAAAAATTACCAGAATGTGTAAACTGCTGGTCAATGGAAAGCAAAGGTATAATGAGTTTACGTCAAGGGCAAAACATTACGAGAATAGATAGATATTCAAAAAATGTAAGATCTTGGTTAGATTACTCAGAAGGAAATCAAGAAACATTTCCGTTTACAATTCCTGTATTAGAATTAAAACCTTCAAACTTATGTAATTTTAAATGTAGAATGTGCTGGCCTAAAGACTCAACACCATGGATGGCAGATTGGGATAGTGTAAAAGAATTTTATCCAGAAGGAGATAGAGGTCCAGTTGAAAATGATATTAAACGTTTCAATATGAATAAAAGTCCATTGATTAATTTATTTGAACAACAAAAAAACTTTATTGATGAGTTTAAAGAACTTGCTCCATCGCTAGATGAAGTAGAATTTGCAGGTGGAGAACCTTTATTAGATCCTTTGGTATTTAAAACTTTAAAAATATTAGGTGAACAAGAAAATGTTAAAACTGAAAATATTGTTTTAAAGTATAGTACAAATCTCAGTAAGTTAAATTTTAGTAAAAAAATGGATATTATTGAATTATGGAAAAAATTTAAAAGTATAAAACTTACTATTAGTATAGATGGGGATCCAGAAAGAAACAAATACATACGTCATGGTGCAGATAGTTGGCTATTAAAAGAAAATTTAGCAATAGTAAGAAAAGAATTAGGAAACAAAGTAGAAGTAAAAGCAACAACAACAGTACAAGCATTAAATACTCCATATTTGGCAGAAACAGGACAATGGATAGTAAGAGAATTAAATTGTAATTGGCATACTTCAAGATTGCAATGGCCTAAGCACTTGCATTCTAACGTATTACCTGTTAATATACTAGAAGAAAGTATAAAAAAAATAAAAAAAGTAAATGTAAATTTATTAAAAGATACAATGGATAGTGAAATAGAAAAATATAGGTTAGAAACGCAGTTCAATAATGTAGTTCACTGGTTAACAAGTTGTATGAATGATAACAAACACAAAAAATATTATAATGATTTTGTTAACTTTAATAAAGTTTTAGATAAAAATAGGGGAATGGCAATAGAAGATTATTGTCCGTTAGTATTAAAATGACAGTAGAGCATAAACATCTAATAGTTAGAGCCGAAGTTAACAAGCCACCAACTAATCAAAAATGGGCTCACACATGGTTAACAGATTTAGTAGCAAAAATTGGTATGCAAATATGCCAAGGACCAATTACAACTTATTTAGATATGCCTGGTAACAGAGGATTAACTGGTTTAGTAATTATAGAAACTTCACACATAGCATTACATTGTTGGGATGAAACTGATCCTGGACTACTACAATTAGATGTGTACACTTGTGGAAGTTTACCAACAGAAATAATATTTGAAGAAATTAAACAATTTGATCCTGTTAAAGTTGAATATAAGTATCTCAACAGAGAACGTGGATTAACAGAAATTAATATTAAGGGTGATTAGCTCAGTTGGTAGAGCACCTCGTTTACACCGAGGGGGTCGTTGGTTCGAGTCCAGCATTACCCACCATTACGGGCCGTTAGCTCAGTTGGTAGAGCAATTCCCTTTTAAGGAATGGGTCGCTGGTTCGAGCCCAGCACGGCTCACCAATAGTAAGGATAAGTAAGAGTATGCCAGAAGTAAAAGATAGAAAAAAAATTGAAGATAAACTAGCCAAAGAATACAGTGCTGGCTTTGTTACCGATGTGGAAAGCGAAACATTCGAGCCAGGCCTTAACGAAGAAATAGTTACAAGACTTTCAAAAATAAAAAATGAACCACAATGGTTATTAGACTACAGATTAAAAGCATATCGACGTTGGACAGAAATGAAAGAACCAGATTGGTCGACACTTGAAATTGATCCTATTGATTATCAATCGATAAGTTATTACTCTAAACCAAAGCCAAAGTTAAAGTCCATGGATGAAGTTGATCCTGAAGTACTTGCAACATTTGAAAAGTTAGGTATTCCCACGTCAGAACGGGCGGCATTGGCAGGAGTGGCAGTAGATGCCGTGTTTGATTCTGTATCTGTAGCAACAACATATCATAAAGAATTATTAGAAAAAGGAATTATATTTTGTTCTTTTGGAGAAGCAGTACAAAAGTATCCTGATCTTGTTAAAAAATATTTAGGTACAGTTATTCCAAGAACAGATAATTATTTTGCTACACTTAATTCAGCAGTATTTTCAGATGGCACATTTTGTTACATTCCTAAGAACACAAGATGTCCAATGGAACTATCAACATATTTTAGAATAAATGCTTCAAATACAGGACAGTTTGAAAGAACACTAATTGTTGCTGATGAAGGAAGTTATGTAAGTTATTTAGAAGGTTGCACAGCACCAATGCGTGATGAAAACCAATTACATGCGGCTAATGTAGAATTAGTTGCTATGAAAGATGCAGAAATAAAATATTCAACAATACAGAATTGGTATCCGGGAGATCCAGAAACAGGCAAAGGTGGTATCTATAACTTTGTGACCAAGAGAGGATTATGCAAAGGTGAAAATTCTCGCATAACCTGGACTCAATTTGAAACAGGAAGTAGATTGACATGGAAGTATCCATCTTGTATACTAAAAGGAGACAATTCAATTGGAGAATTTTATTCAGTAGCACTAACTAATGGATATCAACAAGCTGACACAGGTACTAAAATGATACATCTTGGGAAGAACACTAAAAGCACAATTATATCAAAAGGAATTTCAGCAGGCAAATCTACTAATACATATAGAGGTTTAGTGCAAGTTGGTAAACGTGCCACAGGTGCTAAAAACTTTACTGCTTGTGATTCGTTAATGATGGGAGATCAATGTTCTGCTATAACTATTCCTTATATAGATAGTAAAACAAGAAAAAGTACTTGTAATCACGAAGCAACAACATCTAAGATAGATGAAGATCAATTATTTTATTGTAGGCAAAGAGGATTAAGTGAAGAAGATGCAACTAACTTATTAGTATCAGGATTTTGTAAAGAAGTATTCCAAAAACTTCCTATGGAGTTTGCTGTTGAAGCCAACAAATTGTTAGAAGTTAGTATGGAAGGTTCTGTAGGATAATGGAAATAAAAAATACTCACACGGAAACTATAAATTTAGAAAAAGATTCAGTTTTGAATTATACTTTGAAACCAAATTCATCTGCTAGATTGTTTTTTCATGATCGTGCTGGTGTTGATGTAAAGATTAATATAGATTTAGAAGAAAACGCTTCTTGTGAAATGTATGGCTTGTTCCATAATGAAGGAAGAGATCCAAAAGTCGTTACAAAAGTAACACATAAAGGTAAGAAGTCAAAATGTGATCAAGATTTTAGATTTGTAAACAAAGACTGTGAAAGTTCTTTTGAGGGAAAAATTACCATTCCAAAAGGTGTAACAGGATGTGAAAGTCATATGTTAAATAAAAATTTATTATTAGATGATGATTCTTTTGCATTCTCAAAACCAGAACTAGATATCAAAAATGATGATACAATATGTTCACATGGTGCAACAACAGGTCCTCTAGATCAAGAGCAAGTGTTTTATCTTAGAAGCAGAGGTATACCTGAATCAGAAGCCATTGAGATTTTGATTGAAGCATTTTATCAAGATATCAAGAATAGAATGGGAGAACCTATAATGGGGGTGTAGCTCAGTTGGTTAGAGCGTCCGCCTGTCACGCGGAAGGCCGAGGGTTCGAGTCCCTTCACTCCCGCCAGAAAAAATAAAATGTTATTATGGATATCGAGAATTATACAAACAATAGATTTCAACTACATAGGCAATTGGAGTGGTTCTAAGATGAATTTACCTCAATGGGAGTCAAGATGGAGAAAGTGTTTTGCCTGGTATCCGGTTAAATTAGATGACGGAGACGTAATTTTTTTAAAAAATTATTGGGTGAATGAATCATATATGCAAAATCCATATAATGGTGCAAAAGGATATATGGTAAAAACAAGAATATCAGAAAACGATCGTGTATTAAACAAATTAAGAAAGTAGTAAAATGATTGATTTAGAAAATTTAGATCTGCGTACATTACAAAAAGAGGCCGCTCGTGCTTTGGCAACACATATTGATAGTACAAATAACGGATTGTCTGAAATTAACAAAAAATGTCATCACAACTCTACTATATTCTACATAGAAGTAATTAAAAAGTATGCAGAAACTTATGGAGATTTACCTAGCAAAGCTGGACCTGGCCAAAAAATTGAACTTTTTTCTGAAAAAATTGAAAAAAAATCCTCTTAGGCTCTTGACTTTTTAAAAATAGTGCATATATTATACATATACAGTAAAACTGTATAAATACTAGTGTAGATTGCTTTAGATAGGATCTACATTAAAACAACTTGCTTAAAAGGAGGAGTTAACATGACAAGAAATCTATCTATTTTTAATCAGTTACGTCCTGTAACTATTGGGTTTGATGACGTTTTCAATCATTTTGAAAGTATGTTTGATGGTGACGTTTTCACAGCACCCACAGTAAATTATCCACCTTACAATATTGTAAGAACTGGTGACAATACCTACGATATTGAAGTCGCACTTGCTGGTTTTAGCAAAAAAGACATCAATGTTGAGTATGCTGAAAATATACTTACTATTAAATCTGTAAAATCAGATGAAAGTAAAGAGTCAAAAGATGGAGTTATCCACAAAGGAATCTCAAAAAGACAATTTACAAAGTCATTTACAATTGCAGATGATGTAGAAGTAAAAGGTGCTGAACTAAAAGATGGTTTGCTTCGTGTATCTATGGAAAGAATTATTCCAGAGAGCAAAAGGCCAAAAACTATTCAAATTAAGTAACCTTAATTAACATAATACATTATGCGGAACCCCGGTAATACGAAACAATGCCGGGGTTTCTCTTGAAGACGATAAATAACTATATATTATTAGGGAAATAAGAACATGGCAATATTATCATTAAAAAAACACAGCATCTTCCTAAAGTGGTGGTGGTTCTTTACATTAATTGTAGCACTCACTGTAGTATTAATTGGATTCAATGTACACGAAGACTTATGGTTAAAAGACAAAACAAAATTATCTTTTTTCATTCTTTTTATTTTTTATGCAATGACTTTACATTGCGGTTATGAAAGTTGGAAGTTAAGTCAACTTGCAAACGGTGACATAGAAAAATTAGAAAATTTAGACACAAGGCATGAGCCAGGTTGGTTTGCATCTGATGTATTACTTACACTTGGATTAATTGGAACAGTGGCAGGGTTTATTTTAATGTTAGCAGGAGCATTCACAGGAATTAATATTGCTAACGTATCGTCAGTACAACAAGCATTGGCAAGTATGGCGGTAGGTATGTCAACAGCATTGTACACGACACTTACAGGTTTGATAACAAGTACAATTTTGAAAGTTCAATATTTTAGATTGGACCAAGACTTGGAACGTTACAGAACACTACAAGCAGAAAAACTAGTTGAGAGAGTAGTAACAGAGCAGAAAGGCAACTAACATGGCAACGACACGTCATCGAAGTTACGGATCACAAGTTGCGTTTATTGATTTGTTGTTTAATACACTCGTTGGGTTTGTATTTCTATTCATAATGGCATTTATATTAATCAATCCAATAGCAAAAAAATCAAACGTAGAAATAGTTGCAGAATATATTGTAAAAATAACATGGCCAACTGATTCTCCGGACGATATTGATTTATGGATGAGAGATCCACTAGGTAATTACGTAGGATTCAAATCAAAAGATGTTGGATTAATGAGTTTGAATAGAGATGATTTAGGTACGTCAAATGATACAGTGTATGATCCTAAAGGAAAACCAATTAAAGTTTTTAGAAATGAAGAAATGGTTACTATCAGAGGAATAGTACCAGGAGAGTATATAGTAAACGTTCATTATTACAATAAGAAAATAGCAGTAGAAAATAATGGTGAAAAAAATTATGTACCAATGCCAATTCAAGTACAAATTGAAAAGATAAATCCATACAATGTTGTATTTGCAAGAGAAGTATTTTTAGATCGTAAAGGTCACGAAGTAACAGTTACAAGATTTACAGTAAATGAAGATGGCTCAGTCACAGATTTTAATACCTTGTCCTATGGAATAGTTGGTAGAGTAGAAAACACTTCTACATCAGGGCAATGGGTACCAGGAGGTTTATAGAATGATACAAGGTCACGTATTTTTAGTTTTGTTATTAATGATGATTGGTGCCACAGTATTATGGATCTTCATAGCATCAGCTAACACAAGATGGTTTCTAAAAGCTACACTGACAACATTAATGTTGTTTTCAATATTAAGTGCTTGGATAGGATTAAAAACAATGTATGGATATCCATATCATGCTTGGCCAGACAATGAAAAATATATTATGGTTGGGTCATATGTTGAAGAACCTGAAATAAAACAACCAGATTCTGGAGCAATATATCTTTGGTTAATCGACAACAATAGGAATATAACTGGAAAATCTTGGATAGATATTATATCAGGTGTAATTAATGGTAGACAACCTCGCGTTTATGTTATACAATATACAAGAGATATGCATGAAGAAATTGACAAGCTAGAAAAAATGAGACAAGGTAAGCCAATGCCAATTAGTTTGATTAAAAAAGAAGAGGCAGAAGAAAAAATGGAATCACATCTTGGCAACGACACAGAACGTAGGCAAGAATATATTCCATACATAATGCCAGATGCAGTAGTATTAGAAAAAAATCAACAAGGATAAAAAATGACAGAACAAGGTAACGCAAACGTACAAGCTTCAACAAGCACACAAACTACATTAAATGAGCCAGGACAATACCATGTGTACTTGTTAAATGATGATTATACACCTATGGATTTTGTTACTGAAATTCTTAAAACAATTTTTAGAAAATCACCACAAGATGCTGAAGCTGTTATGCTAAAAATACATGAAGAAGGTAAAGGTATAGCAGGAACATACGCACATGAAATTGCAGAACAAAAAGCAATTGAAACAACAGCACAAGCAAGGGCACAAGGCCATCCTTTAAATTGTACCATCGAGAAAGCCTAATAAATGTTTAGATTTTTTACAACCAGAAAGTGGTTACTGTGGGCTTGGCTCGGTTCAGCAGTAATTTTATCATCACTTTGGGTACAAGTTAAAATTGACGTAAAAATTAATGAATGGTTTGGTGTATTTTATGACATGATTCAGAAAGCACTTGCTACTCCTAACGCAATCACACTACAAGAATATTTCCAAAGTTTATTATCTTTTATTACATTAGCAGGTATATACATTGCGTTGTATGTTGCAATTAGTTTTTTTACTGCACACTTTCTTTTTAGATGGAGAACTGCAATGGTAGAATGGTATCATTCTGTTTATGATAAAGCAAGAAAAATTGAAGGTGCATCACAAAGGGTCCAAGAAGATACGATTAAGTTTACAAGGATTATGGAAGGATTAGGTACAAGTTTTATCGAGTCAGTCATGGTACTCGTACAGTTTGTTCCTATACTACTTGGTTTAAGTATTGGTATACCAATTTTCTTTTTTGGAGAATGGCAATATGGCTTAATTACTGGTGCATTAGTTTGGACACTTGGTGGTACATTGTTTTTGATTGGGCTAGGCTGGATATTAAGACTAGTTGGAGTTGAATATGACTTACAGAAAAAAGAAGCCGCATATAGAAAAATTCTTGTTATTGCAGAAGATGATGGAAATGTAAGACCAAAAACGATTGACGAGCTGTTTGCTGATGTTAGATCAATACATTTTTTAAGTTATATACGTTATCTATATTTTAATGTAGGACGTATGGCATATTTACAAGCAAACGTTTTAAGTGCCTATGTATTTTTAGCACCAGCTATTGTGGCAGGTGTCGTAACACTTGGAGTCATGCAACAAATAATTAGAGCATTTGGTCGTGTAGAAGGATCAATGCAGTATCTTTTAAAAGCATGGCCAACAATTATTGAATTGGCCAGTGTTTACAAACGTCTAAGAGAATTTGAATCTAAGCTAAAATAACAGCTTGACAAAATTACAAAAACAACTATAATACAGTAATAAATATGAGTGAAATGATTATACAAACAGAACCAACACCAAATCCGAACGCATTAAAGTTCTTGCCTAATGTGGAAGTTAGAGGAAATAAAACACCATTGTTTTACAAAAAAGATCCTCAAAACAATCCAGAAGCAGATGCTCCTGTGGCATACGCATTGTTTAAGATAAATGGAATCCAAGATGTATTTTTTGGATCTGATTTTATTACCATAGGTAAAGAAGATACAGTTGAATGGGAATCAATTAAATCAGATATCGTAGAAACTATCAGATATCATAGTCAAGGACCATTTGTAATTGAAGCAGTAAAACCTGCGTGTGATGAAATTAATTCAGATGCAGGAACTGACAAAATTACTAAAAAGGTTAAACAATTATTAGATGAAAGAGTAAGACCTGCTGTTGCAATGGATGGTGGAGATATAATCTTTCATGATTTCAAGGATGGAACAGTATATTTAGAAATGTATGGTGCGTGTTCAGGTTGTCCAAGTTCAACTGCTACTTTAAAAATGGGTATTGAGAATATGCTAAAACATTACATACCTGAGGTACATACTGTTGAAGCAGTATAATGAAAACAAATCAAGATATTGATTTCATCTATAAAAAATTAAGCAATTACTGGCCGAAATATTCTAGCAGGAAACCAGATGCTAAAATTCACAGGAAAGCATACATGAGTTTAATTGGAGTTATGCTATCAGCACAAAGTCAAGATGCAAGAACAGCCGTTGCCTGTGATCAATTATTTGCATTAGCAAAGACTCCACAAGACATGATAAAACTTACACAAGAACAAATCATAGAAGCAATTAAACCAGCAGGATTATATAATGCTAAATCAAAAAATATTCTTGCAACTAGTAAGAAACTATTAGAGGAGTACGATGGTCGTGTTCCTAACACCCCAAAAGAATTAATGAAGTTACCAGGTGTTGGTAAGAAGTCATCTGATATTGTGATGCGTTTTGTTTTTAATGAACCATACATAGCAGTTGATACTCACGTTTTTAGATTATTATGGAGATTAGGATGGACTGACACATTAGATGAAGGTAAATCTAGTCACATAGTAAATGATACTACACCTGATAAGTACAAGTATGCCGCTCATATGCAGTTGATTACTCATGCTAAAAAAGTATGTAAAAGTAAAAAACCAAAGTGCGACATTTGTGTAATAGATCAAGTTTGTGAAAAAAGAAACATAGATGTTCCTAAATCAAAACTTCGATTAGTAGTTAATAAATAACCAATAACAATAGAAAAGATTATGAGTGAAGAAAAAAATTATAAACCAGTAAAAACAAATAAAGTAGGTGGATCACCATTTAAAGGAGTACTTGGATGGATTGATAATCGATTACCTATTTTTCGTATGTTTAAATATGAATATCTTGATTTCCAAGTTCCAAGAAGTTTAAATTACTTCTGGAGTTTTGGTGGAATATTAATGGTATGTTTAATACTTTTAATTATAACAGGTTTAACTTTAGGTATGCATTACAAACCAGATGCCGTTAAAGCATTTGACTCAGTTGAGCATATTATGAGAGATGTAAATTATGGATGGTTGATGAGATACATGCACATGAATCTTGCGTCATTCTTTTTTATAGCAGTTTACCTACATATATTTAGAGCCATGTATTTTGGTTCTTACAAAGAGCCACGGCAAGTTATGTGGCTTATTGGTATTGTAATATTTTTCTTAATGGTAGCAACTGCATTTTTAGGTTACACTTTGCCATGGGGACAAATGAGTCTATGGGGTGCTACTGTTATTACAAGTTTGTTTACAGCCATACCTTTCTTTGGTGAAAGTATAGTACAATGGTTATGGGGTGGATTTGGTGTCGATGATCCAACTATCAATAGATTCTATGTACTACACTGGTTACTAGCATTTGTTATTTTAGGTATAGTGATACTTCATGTTATTGCATTACACATTGTAGGATCAAATAATCCTTCAGGTATTGAACCAAAAGATACTCGAGACACAGTTTCTTTTTACCCATATACAACTGCTAAAGACATAGTTGGCATGATTGCATTTGCCACAATTTTTGCAGTTATGTTATTTTGGTTACCAAATGCACTTGGTCATCCAGACAATTACATCAAAGCAGATCCATTAGTAACGCCAGCACACATTGTACCTGAATGGTATTTTTTACCTTTCTACGCAATACTAAGAGCGATACCAGATAAACTTGGTGGAGTTATTGCAATGGTAAGTGCCATTGCCGTATTAGGATTGCTTCCTTGGTTGGATAGGAGCAAAGTAAGAAGTTGTGTATTTAGACCCTTACATAGACAATGGTTTATAATTTTTGTTTTTGATTTCTTTTTATTAATGTGGGTAGGTGCTATGCCGGCTGAAGGTATTTACATCACACTTGGTCAAATTGGAACTGGATATTGGTTTGCATATTTCTTTATAATTGTACCATTAAACAGTGTACTGGAAAAACCCCAACCAATGCCAAATTCTATTCATGAATACATACAATGGAAGAAAGAAGGAAAACTAGGATCAGTCTTTCCTTGGATGAAATAAATGAAAACATTTAAAAAGTTATTCTATCGTTGGCTACAACATTATGCTTTTATTGAAATAAGTTTAATTGCAATATTGTTGTTAGTTTGGAGACTAGCATGAATCAATATAAATCTTGGAATCATGATGGAAAAGAAGTCAGAGATAATTTAGATATAAAAGAAGAAATAATTAACAATCTTAAAAAATGTTTTGATCCAGAAATTTCGGTCAACATTTATGATCTTGGATTAATTTATAATATCGATCTAACAGAATTACCAAAAGCATCAATAACACATACACTAACATCAGCATTTTGTCCAGCGGCAGATCAAATTGTGGCCGATATAAAAAATGCGGCCGAATCAGTAGATGGGGTTGATTCCTGTTTTATTGAAACCACATTTGATCCTCCTTTTGGACCAGAAATGATGTCAGAAGAGGCAAAATTAGCTCTTGGCATTTTTGAATAAATAGTGTATAATAAGACATTGGCGTAAGCACTTTAAAGGTTTACAAGTCCGGTGTAGTAAGCAGAGTATTACATAGGAGAAAAACAATGGCAGGACTATACAATAGAGAGAACATGATAGAAGCAATTAAAGAACATGCACGTGGACACATTGCTAAACATTCAATGAACGTTGAAGTGTATCTTTCAAATTCAGCAGGTGTTGGCGAACATCCAGACATCTTAGAAGCAGTAGAAAAAGAACTTGAAATTATTGCAAAGTATCATGATCAAATAGAAGTGTTAGAAAAATATTTTAAGACTTAATTTATGAATGTAAAAAATATATTAGAAGATATAGGTGTAGATAAAAACTTATACACAGTACCAAATGGTGAATCAGTGGTATCCCCAATTGATGCCACTGAGATTGCTACAGTAAAATTTAATACTAGACAAGAGTACGAAGCAAAAGTACTTAATGTTAAACAAGCACAAATAGATTGGCGAACAATACCTGCACCACAACGTGGTGAAGTAATTAGATTGTTTGGAGAAGAACTTCGTAATTATAAAGAACATCTTGGAAAATTAGTTACTATTGAAAATGGTAAAATTTATCAAGAAGGATTAGGTGAAGTTCAAGAAATGATTGACATCTGTGATTTTGCAGTTGGGTTATCAAGGCAGTTATATGGATTAACAATGCCTAGTGAAAGACCTGGACACCGTATGCAAGAAATGTGGAATCCATTAGGAGTAGTTGGTGTTGTTTCAGCATTTAATTTTCCTGTGGCAGTATGGAGTTGGAACTTTGCTATAGCAACAGTTTGTGGTAATACAACAATTTGGAAACCATCTCCTAAAACACCTTTAGTATCTTATGCTTGTGAGGCAATATTTAAAAAGGCAGTAGAACGTTCTGGTATACCACAGGCACAAAATATATTAGAAGTTGTAGTAGGTGCCAATGAACATGCAGAATGGTTAGCAGATGATAAACATATTAATCTTGTAAGTTTAACAGGTTCAACTGCAATGGGCCAAGCATTAGGAAAAAGAGTTACAGAAAGATTTGGTCGAGTGTTAATGGAACTTGGTGGTAATAATGCAATGATAGTTACTCCAAATGCAGATATGAAGTTAGCAATCAGAGCCATATTGTTTAGTGCTGTAGGTACAGCAGGACAAAGATGCACAACATTACGTAGAGTTATTGTGCATAGTTCATTACATGAACAATTAGTAAGAATGCTTAAAAAATATTATGCTAAAATTACAGTTGGTGATCCTTTAGATCCAAATGTTTTAGTAGGTCCACTTGTAAGTGAACAGGCATATGAAAATATGAAAGACACTATGTCACAGTGTGAACAACAAGGAATTGGAACAGTAACAGGTGGAACAAGATTAGAACGTGATGGAGTATATGTAACACCAGCAATAGTTGAATTATCTAAAGCAGAAGAAATTACAAAAACAGAAACATTTGCACCTTTGCTTTACATCATGCCTTATGATGAACTAGCAGAAGCAATAGCAATTAATAATAATGTTCCACAAGGTTTAAGCAGTTGTATCTTTACAAAAGATTTACAAGAAGCTGAATTGTTTATTGGAGCAAATGGTTCTGATTGTGGTATTGTAAATGTTAATATTGGTCCTAGTGGGGCTGAAATTGGCGGCGCCTTTGGTGGTGAAAAACACACAGGCGGTGGAAGAGAAAGTGGTTCAGATGCATGGAAACAATACATGCGTAGAAGCACGGTAACTGTAAACTACTCAACAGACTTGCCATTGGCACAAGGAGTTGAATTTAATGTCTAAGGAGATGAATATGAATCTAGTACCAATGGTTGTTGAACAATCGTCAAGAGGTGAAAGAAGTTATGATATTTTTTCACGTTTATTAAAAGAAAGAATTATTTTTATAACTGGTCCAATTACTGACGCAACGTCAAGTTTAGTGTGTGCCCAGTTATTGTTTTTAGAATCTGAATCTAAAGACAAAGATATTTACATGTATATTAATTCGCCAGGCGGATCGGTAACAGCAGGTTTGGCAATGTATGACACTATGCAATATGTTAAGCCAGATATTTCAACAGTAAGTATTGGTTTATCAGCAAGTGCAGGATCGTTGTTGCTAATGGCAGGTACAGCCGGTAAACGAATATCATTACCAAATTCAAAAATCATGATACACCAACCGTCAGCAGGTTTTCAAGGACAAGCAACTGATATTGAAATTCATGCAAAAGATATTTTAGATACAAAGAAAAGATTGAATGATTTGTATGTAAAACATTGTGGTAAAGATCTTAAAACAGTTGAAGACGCAATGGAACGTGATAATTACATGAATCCAGATCAAGCATTAGAATTTGGCCTAATAGATAAAATTGTTGAAAGCAGGTAGTGTACAGATTAGTTGGATATGAAGACCAACATAAGCACGAAAAGTTTTCTCAAGATAAAACAATTGTAAGGACATATATTCCTAATCATGCAGATGACATTGTTGCTGTAACTGACGAACAGTATGTTGTTTTAAAATTAAGATATCCAGATATTGAAACATTAGGCTTTTATTCATTTCCTCTTGATTATTTTGACTAAAACAAGTATAATAAACACATGGCATTAGATATATTTCATTTGAGTTATAAAGAACCCTATGCTGATAAAACATGGGAGTCACTGAAAAGTAAGTTTCCTTATGCTCGAAGAGTACAAGGAGTAAAAGGAATATTTGAAGCACACAAACGTTGTGCAGAATTGGCTTATACAAAAAGTTTTTATGTAGTTGACGCAGACGCTGAACTTGAAGAAAGTTTCGATTTTACATTTAAGCCTAACAAATGGGATGAGCATTGTGTTCATGTTTGGAGATGTAAAAATCCCATAAATGATCTAGTGTATGGATATGGCGGAGTTAAATTATTTCCAACTCAAGCATTGCGTGATGCTGAAGATTGGCGTATTGATTTTACAACATCAGTTGCAAATAAAGAAGGAAAAAAAGGTGCTTTTAAAGCCATGCCAACGATAAGTAATATTACAGCATTTAATACAGATCCATTTAATACTTTTAAATCTGCATTTAGAGAATGCACAAAATTAGCAAGTAAAGTTATTGATAAACAAAAAGATGCTGAAACAGAACAACGCCTAAATATATGGTGTAGTGTTGGCAGTGATAGAGGCTTTGGAGAATATGCAATAGCTGGAGCAATTGCTGGTAGAGAATACGGTGAAGCAAATAAAAACAACATGGAGGCATTAAGCAAGATAAATGACTTTGGATGGCTCGAACAACAGTTCAATAAAATCCAAATCTCGTCTAGAAACGCACGAACTATTGGACAGATTTGAATTATTATATGACAATGTAGATGAACTAAAAGATCTTAGAAGAGCAGTTATTGATGAAGATCTTTCTAGTGTTTTTAGATTGATAGGTACGAATACAAAATCAAGAAAAGTATTCAACGAACTTCGTAAAGCAGTTTTAGAAAAAAATATACATGCTATTTTTAGAGTAATACAAGCAATAGATGATAGTGAAAACATAGATTTAATTCGTAACTCAGTTATAAACAAAGGTGACGATATTGAAGTTTTAAGAAAAACTTTATCTTTGTTTATCAAAAGTGAAACGTTAGACACACTAGTAAAAACTTTAAGAACATTTCCTGAAAGTGCTATAAAAGATGCATTTGCTAGAGGACAATTACATAGCAAAAAATGGCTAGTATCAGAAGTTGAAAATATTGGTATGCATTTAGGTACTGTATTTTTATGTGCCGGCTGGTATGGAACATTAGCCACGATGCTTTTTGAATCTAAAAAAATACATTTAGATAAAATAAGAAGTTTTGATATAGATGAATCATGTTGGAAAATTGCTGAATCAATTAACAAACCTTGGGTAATGGATGAATGGAAATTTAAAGCAACTACTCAAGACATACATAAAATTAATTTTAATGAACATACATACAAAACTTTAAGATCAAATGGAACAGAAAGAGAATTATTTGATAAACCAAATACTATTATAAACACATCATGTGAACATATCGAAAATTGGAGCGACTGGTGGGATAGTATTCCTAAAGGCAAATTATGCATTTTGCAATCAAATGATTATAAAGAATTGCCAGAACATATTAACTGTGTTAATGATGTTGAACATTTTAAGTCAATTGCTCCTATGACAACTTATTTGTATGGAGGTGAATTAATTCTTGGTAAGTATACAAGATATATGTTGATAGGAATCAAGTAAATGTATTCATACCATGACATTAAAACAGTTCACTTAGAAATTACAGCCAAGTGCCAAGCGGCTTGTTTGCAGTGTGATCGTAATATCAACGGCGGCGATTTAAATCCAAATATAAATTTAGACGAACTTTCACTAGAAGATTGTAAAAAGATATTTCAACCTGAATTTGTAAAACAACTTGACAGTTTGTTTATGTGTGGAAATTTAGGTGACCCAGTAATAGCAAAAGATTCATTAGAAGTAATGGATTATCTACGTAGTCAAAATCCAAACATATGGTTAAGCATGAATACGAATGCGGGTGCTAAGAAGCCAGAATGGTGGACAGAACTTGCAAAAGTAATAGGTCGCAAAGGTCATGTGATTTTTAGCTTTGACGGATTAAAAGATACTAATCATTTATATAGACAAAATGTTAATTGGGATATATGTATGGATTCAGCTCAAGCATTTATTGATGCTGGTGGTAGAGCAAGATGGGATTATTTAATTTTTGGACACAATCAACATCAAGTAGAAGAAGCAGAAGCATTGTCAAAACGTATGGGATTTGAAAAATTTATGAGTAAAAAAACTGGTAGATTTTTTAGTAATGTAAAAGCACAAGGTAAAGAAGAGCACCAAGGTGTAAATCGTAAAGGACAAGAAACACAAAAACTTACAAAACCAGATGAAAAGTATATAAACACAGCTCTTAAAAAAGTAGACCCATTGGTAGAAAAATATGGTTCTATGAATAACTATTATGATCAAGCACACATTAATTGCAAAGTATTAAAAGACATGAACATATATGTAAGTGCTTCTGGTCATTTAATGCCTTGCTGTTGGGTAGCAGGACAAATGTACAAGTGGTGGGAAAAGCCAGGTCAAAATCAAATTTGGAGATTTATAGAAAATGCTGGAGGAATAGATGAACTGTCAGTATTACAACATGGATTTAAAAAAGTATTAGAAGGTGAATTTTTTAATAACATAAAATCAAGTTGGAAAAAACAGTCTTGCAATGGCGGAGATGGAAAATTAAAAGTTTGTTCAGTTAAATGTGGAACAGAATTTGATCCTTTTGGTGCACAGTTTGAGGAGGTAAATACTTAAAATGACTAATAAATTACCATCAAAAACATTTTGTGCTTTACCTTGGATGCACCTTTCAACAAGACCAGACGGAAATATGAGAGTGTGTTGTACTGCCAATGCATCATCAGTTGGAGCAACCAACGATAAAAAACATGGCGGGCAGGTAGGTGTACTAAAAACTGAAAGTGGTGCTCCAGCCAATTTAAATAATTCAAATCTAATGGAAGCATGGAACAATGATTATATGAAGAATGTTCGTAAGCAGATGCTTAAAGGTGAAATGCCAGCATCATGTTTAAAATGTTACAAAGAAGAAGCGGCCGGACATTTAAGTAAGCGTCAATGGGAGACTGATAAATGGACAAGTATATATTCAGTAGATGAAATTGTAGGTGAAACAAAAGAAGATGGTTCTATTCCACCTAAAATTAGATATTTAGATTTACGTATGGGATCCAAATGTAATCTAAAATGTATTATGTGTTCACCCCATGATTCATCATTGTGGGTAAAAGATTGGCTAGACGTATATCCTACTATTGAAAACAAAGATTTAAAACAAACAATGGGTTGGGACAATAAAGGTAAAATGCATGGTGCAAATTATAACTGGCATAAAGACAATCCAAAGTTTTGGGATCAGTTATATGAACAGATACCTCATATGTATCAGTTGTATTTTGCAGGTGGTGAGTCCACCATTATTGAAGAACACTATACACTATTAGAAGAAGTTATTAAACGTGGGTATGCTAAACAGATTGAAGTAAGATATAATTCAAATGGTTTAGAAATGCCACCAAGATTATTTGAACTATGGAGTCATTTTAAAAAAGTAATATTTCATTATTCGGTAGATTCAATTGGTGAGATGAACGATTATATACGTTATCCTTCAAAATGGGATCACACAGTTAAACAATTTCATTTACTAGATAATACAGGAGACAACGTTGAAGTTACTGTGGCATGTGCTGTACAAGCCTTAAACATTTATTACGTACCGGATTTTATTAAATGGAAGTTACAACAAAATTTTAAAAAAATTAATATATGGCCGTTTGGTGCAGGAATGATAAACTATCATTTTGTATATTGGCCAGGACATTTAAATGTAAAAATATTTCCACAATGGTTTAAAGATAAAGTAAAACAAAAATATGAAGAATTTTATCCTTGGTTAGAAGAAAATTGGGAAATGTCAGGAGCACCATCCAAGGAAAAATTTATGAATGCAAATTATGGTATTAAAAGATTGCAGGGTATGGTTAAGTTTATGATGAGTGAAGACTGGTCACAACGTATGCCTCAATTTAGAGAATACATAACAAAATTTGACAAACAACGAAATACTAACTTTGCTGAAGTTTTTCCTGAAATGGCTGATTTATTAGATGAGTCAAAAGACGCTATAGTTAAAGCAGATGCAAGTGAAAGTATTGATGAGAAATTAGAAAAAGAACTTGCAGATGGCGGAACAATCTAAATTAGAAAAAAAATGGCAAGACATGAAAGATCATGTTACAAAGCCACGACCAGAACTTGACGGCATGGCTATTTGCCCATTTGCAAAAATGGGATTTAAACGTAACGAAATCGATGTAGTTTGGACAAAGGGTGACTTGTTTGAACAAGCTAATTCAAAGATGAAAAAATATCCAAAAGGAAAACAATTAGTAATGCTAATGGCAGATCCAAAAGATTATACATTAGAACAACTTGAACAATGGGAAAATGATAATCAAAAAAACGCAGTGGAAAAAGATTTATACATTTACACGTCTTACAAATCAGAAGATAAGCAAAAATCAGTTGGCACTGAAAATGGTCCAGTAGCTGGTTTAGGATCAGGAAATAAAGGGTTAGCAATTATACAATTACAAGTATTGAGTGATTTAAATGAAAAATCAGAATGGGTACATCAAAACACAAAGTATTATGATAAATGGAATAAAAAATATTATGATGGAATTGTTAAAAGAAGATATCGTGATAGTGATTATGACAGTAAGGAGTTTGAAAAATAATGGTTAATAATTATAGTGAATTTTTTAGTGATAAACCTTTGGTGCAAACATATTCAGAGTTTCAACCTTTAGAAGAAGTTATTGTTGGAACACCATATAGTCCTGACACGTTTGATCACAGCGATAAGTTTAGCCAAGAAGCTAAAGATTTATTAAAAAGAGTATTAACAGAAACAGCAGAAGATTTAGAAGTACTTGTTGATATTTTAAATAAAGAAAACGTGATTGTGCAAAGACCAAAGCCATTACACAATCCTTTACAAAAATATACAGTAGGGCAATTTGAAATAGAATATATAAATCAACCTTTACAACCAAGAGACTTAATTGGTTTCTTTGGTAATAAAATTATAGAAGCATATACAAAAGATACTTCAAGGTACTTAGAAACTTTATGTTCCAGAGATATATTAAAAGAATATTTCATGTATGGATCAGAATGGATATCTATGCCTCAGCCACAATTGAATCAAAAAACATATCATGATTATTATCGAAATGGTGAAGTATTGTTTCATTCTGCAAATTTAATTAAATGTGGAAAAGATATATTTCATTCACAATCTTATCAAAAAGATCCTACAAAAGGCAAAGGTACAGAGCAAGGACTTGCATGGTACAAACAACAACTACCTGAATTTAAATTTAATGAAGTTCCAGTAGGTGGGCATGTCGACGGAAAAATTGCATTAATCAAGCCTGGCTTGTTATTAACATGGAAGCCAGAATGGTTACCAGAAAAATTAAAGTCGTGGGATTGTATTGTTGCCAAGTCTGGTACAAAATTTCCAGAAGATTTTAAAACAACACGTAAGCAAAGATTTTACAAAGATTACATTGAACGTTGGTTATCACATTGGATTGGTTATGTAGATGAAACTGTATTTGATGTTAATGTATTAAGTATATCTGAAGATAAAGTTATTTGCACCGGAACAGATAAAGAAGTATTTGCACAGTTAGAAAAACATGGAGTTACTCCAATCTATTGGAAATTTAGGCATCAATATTTTTGGGATGGTGGAGTACATTGTTTAACATCAGATGTAAGGCGTAAAGGAAAACAGGAAAATTATTTTTAATGATTAATAATGAGTATTTTGATAGAGATTGGGATTGGCATAAAACAATTAATAAAAAATGTTTAGCGCCATGGCATAGTCTTACGATTGATTGGACTGGCAATGTTTATGCTGATGCAGTTGCAACTGAACCGTATGGCAATCTATATGAAAATACTTTATCAGAAATGTGGCGTTTAGATAAAGCAGTTAGTTTAAGAAATAGTTGGAATAATGATAAATTTGATAATCCAATATGTAAAAAGTGTTTTAAAAAAGAAGAAACAAGTGGCAGTTCTAGACGACAGTATTTTTACAGTAATTTTGAACCAGATCAAATTAAACAAGCAACGTACAAAGTAAATTCTCAACCAGACATTTGGTATTTAGAAATCAATCCATCAAACAAATGCAATTTAAAATGTAGAATGTGTTCTGGTTTAATTTCAAGCACTTGGATAAAAGATGAAATACAGTTAAAACAAAAATTTCCAAATTGGATGCCAGATAGAGAAATAGGTCAATATCAAAAATTAGAATTTGATATTATTAAAAATTTATTAGATAAAAAGGAGCATTTTAAAAATTTACAATTTTTAAAAATTACAGGCGGTGAGCCTTTAATGGAAGAACAAAATTATCAAATAATGGAACAATTTATTAAATGGGATATTGCCAAAGATGTTATACTTGATGTCAATACAAATGGTACAGTGTTTAACGATAGATTGCACGATATTGCAAAAAATTTTAAAATGGTTAAACTACATATTAGTATTGAAGGCACCGGAGATTTATATCAATACATCAGAGGCGGTGATAACTTTACGATTCAACAACTAGAAAGCAATATTAGAAATTTTAATAAGCTACAAAACACAATGATAATTTATACTGTGACAATACAAGCATATAATATTTTTGATATTGCAAATATATGGAAATGGTATTTAAAAATAAGAAAGCCAACAAATGAAATATATTTTAAAAACGTAGTTGTAAATCCAAGGTATTTAAGTTTCCATGTCTTACCTAATAGTATTAAACAAAAAGCAGTAGAAATGCTATTGCAAGAAAAGTTGCCATTAGATGATTGGTGGCAATATAGCAAACACGAAAAAGCACAAGGTAGTATTGGTTTTAAAAATATAATTGAAGGACTTAAAAATGATAATTACTATAGTAAAGAGGAAAGAAATAAGTTTTTAAAAGAGTTTGTGCAATTTACAAATGATCTAGATAATATTAGAAACACTAGTATAAAAGAAATTGTACCAGAGCTAAAAGAACTATTTGAAAAAAAGTATGAAACAGTCTAATACATTTTGTATATTACCATGGATGCATGTTGCTACAAATTCAAGCGGTAATTATCGTGTATGCTGTAATTCAACTCCTGGCGAAAACTTTATTACAGATGAATCAGGAACTCCTTACAAAATTTATAAAAATTCTCCAGATGAAATTTGGAATACAAAAGTATATAAAGATTTACGTAAGGATTTACTAAATGGTAAAAAGCCAAAAATGTGTGTAAGATGTTGGAGAGAAGAAGCAACTGGTATAAAATCTGCACGTGAAGGATTCAATGAATCTTACAAAGATCACATTGAAGAAGCAATAACAAGTACTAAAGAAGATGGGTCAGCACCAGTAAAAGGTGTTTATGTTGATTTACGTTTAGGCAATTTATGTAATTTAAAATGTAGAATGTGTAATCCATGGGCATCAAATCAATGGGTAGAAGAATGGAATACAAAAACGTCATATGATGGATCAACAATTGATCAACAAGAACGTGATAGATTAACACATATGAATTGGCCAACCAATGAAAAGACTTGGGAAAATTTAATGCCGATCATTGATACAGTAGAAGAAATATACTTAACAGGAGGAGAACCAACTCTTGCACTCGAACAGTATAAGCTATTTGATCGTTGTATTGAATTAAACAAAGCAAAAGATATCATTTTAAAATACAACACAAATTTAACTAACATTCCGCCCAAAATGATTGACTATTGGAAACACTTTAAAAAAATTAAAATAAATGCTTCTATTGATGGTTACGATCAGCTTAACAGATATATTAGATATCCAACTAATTGGAAATCAGTAAACAAAAATTTATCAGCATTTGCTGAAATGGAAAAACAAGGCAAGATGAGAGTACAGGTTCATTCTACAGTACAAATATACAACGTACTAGATTTAAATGAATTGTTTGAATATACCATGCAATTTGGATATTTTCCATATCTAAACATACTTGATCATCCTGATTATTTAAATGTTAGGGTGTTACCACAAAATTTAAAACAAGAAGCGGCGAAACGTTTACAACCTTGGATTAAACAAGATAAAGTTGAAGGACTTATAAATTACATGATGGCAGAAGATTGGACAAAACATACAGATAAGTTTGTCGAATACACGACAGAGATAGATAAATCAAGAAACCAATCATTAGAAAAAGTTGCGCCTTCATTAAAAGAAGTTCTTGACAATATATAGTATCATGCTATTATAGTGTACGAATTAACAAATTAACAAGAAGAGAGGTTACTATGGTAAAATACTTTTTTAAACACCTATTAACGGCACTAATGTTTGTATTCTCAATTGTAGCATTTGCATGGATTGGAATAGAAGCAGGACAGCTGATTGGCCAAGCAATGGGCGATGAAAAATACGGATTTATTATATGGATAGCATTTACTGTAACACTTGGAGTATTGTATTATGCTTACAGTCAAGCCAAGATGGACGTAAAGTATAATAAGTAATATGGATTTGTTCCCTTCGTCTAGCGGTCTAGGACAACGCCCTTTCACGGCGTAAACACGGGTTCGAGTCCCGTAGGGAACGCCAACATTATGTTTGATTATATAAATGAAAAAATAAAAAATGCAAAACAACTTGATGTTCTAAAAGATCATGTTGACGCCTATGATCTTGAAAATCTTTTTACAATAGATCATTATAATAAAATATCAAACGATATTGAAATTTTTAAAACAAAATTTACTAGCAATGAATATCCTATAGACGGACAAGATCCATCTATAGTTACTTTTGAAAATATTAGAAAGCAAGATAAGTTTTATGAAAACTTATGGCAACATGTTAACAATGATATTTTTAAAAAACTTTTATTAGATAAGTTTAACTATGATAGTAAAATTTTAAAAAATGCAAAAGTTAATATTACTTTTCACACAGAATATCCACATCAAATAGATAATGCACATTCGGATCAGAAAGATAGTTTATCAACAATAACATTACAACTTTATTTGCCAACCAATAATTCTTTATCACAGTACGGAACTTGTTTCGTAAAAGATGAAAAGCAAATACACAAAACAGACTTTACTCCAAATAGTGGATACATGATGATATCTAATAATAATTCTTGGCACAAACCTGTATTGGGAGTTGAAAGAAACTCGTTGCTGATAAGATTAACAATCAATTTAGATTATGAAAAAACAAAAACTATTTACAATTATGATTCTAAAAATGAAATATGTCATGCAGTTTGGAACAAAGACATGTTAATGAAAAAGCAAACTGATTGGATGATGGCGATGACTCTACAAAATTTATTAGAACATGATTTTAAAAATATCGCAGTAACAACTCATCCTTTTAAAAATAATTTAAAGTTTTTAAAAGAATTAAAACAAAAAGGATTTAAAAAAGTCTTAGTATTTTTTGGAGGATTTGTTTGGCACAATACAGCTATATCAGATTACATAAAACATTTGAAAACAGAAAATATAATAAGTGGTTGGTCAAACAATGGAAAAGAATTGGCCAGACAATGTTTTATGATAAATCTTAACAAGATAGATCAAATACAAGAGTCATTTGCAAAAGATAAGTTCTTTTCTGAATGCATTAATAACTATACAGACATCGGTGATCAAGTAAGAAATAATAGATCTTACTATCATCCAGAAATACCAGAAAAAGATTCAGTGACTGGGTGGATAACAAATAGCTATCAAATACAAGATAAAGAACTATATGACAAAATCAAGTATTTTGAGCCATATAAAAACAATCATAAAACATTGAAAAAACTAGCTGAATCTATATTAAGTTAGTACTTTATATTATCTGCTATTATTTTAAATAATATTAGCAGAAAAAGGCAGTTCTAGTTCCAAGAAAATTCCTAAACCATTGATTTTACTACATTTTTTTACCTATTTTTCTGGTTGACAGATCAGTATTCTATGTTATATTTAATATAATAAACAGAAACAGGAGTACGCAGATGTCGTCGAAAGTAATATTTAAAAATGTGTCAATACAAAAAGACGCAAAACTATATAAAGCAGTGAAACTAGTTAACATACTAGATCCTGAATCTTTTGATGATCTTTATACTGTTCAAGACCTTAAACCTATCCTTAATAAATTAGGGTCTAAAAGAATAACATGGGAGATCATTAATGAGTAAAGTTGAAGTAAAATTTGACACTAAAGTTGCATTAGCAGTAGCAAGTGCAATCTACACTAAACATGGTTACATAAAAACTACTGAAGCTGATTATAGTGAAAGAAAATCTAACAAATCAAGAGTGTTGGAAGAATTAGCTAAAGAAAAACCAAAGTTCGCTAAAAAAGATCTAAAATTAGCAGAAGAAATTATTGAGCACTATCAAGGTTTGCTTCTTTTTAGATTGGGCGATCAGCAAAACAATTTTCAAGAAGCAGTTTTATCATGTATTGCTCGTGACACGGTCAAAGCTAGAGACATAGGTATACTTGCATCATTACCACATACTTTCAAAACAACTTTGGATAAAGAAGCTAGAAAGCACAAAGAAGAACAAATGGCTTCTAAAAGCAGTTTTGTTGGTAATGTTAAAAAACGTAATGTGTTTGATGTCATGGTTGAAATGGTAAAACCTTTACCACACAAAGGTTTATACATTGTAAGTTTTATGCAAGGTAGTGACATACTAAAACATTTTACTCCAAGCAATCCAGAAGATGACGGGATTGTTGTTGGTGCCAATATGCAAATTAGTGCATACGTTAAAGATCATCAAATCAACAAATACAATGGTGGTAAAGAAACTATTGTTAATAGAATAAAAGTTCTAAGAATAGGAGACAAATAATGGCTTTTGAAAGAATGGCAACAGATCAAGTAAAGTATGATGTAGCAGTTGAACATCAAGAAAAAATTGAACCTTGGTTTTCAAATGGTACTATGTGGTGTGATTACATTAATGAAGATGTAGCACAAACAATTTTAGAATCTTTACAATCGTTTACAGGTTATAAAGTTGTTAAGAGTTTGCTAAAGGCAACTGAAACTGAACCATGGGATCAATGGGCATTTGATATTACAGGAGATAAAGCATAATGATTGAAATTATAGTAGGAAGTATCATATACACAGCAACACTTATTGGTTGTTATGATGGCGATACTTGTAAAGTTAGATTTGAAGATAGTCCTGAAATATTAGCAGAACAAACTTTTAGATTCGATGGATTTGATACTCCGGAACTAAGAGGCAAATGCCAAGAAGAAAAAGACCTTGCCAAGTTGGCAAAGCAAGAAACTCTTAGTTATATGGAAAACGTAGGAGTAGTATATGCAACTGGCGAACGTGGCAAGTATGGAAGACTGTTGGTTACAGTTCCAGAACTTCAAGAATCATTAATTGCTAAAGGTTTAGCAAAACCATATGATGGTGGAAAAAGACAAGGATGGTGCGAGTAATGGCTGAATGGATATTAACAATTTGGTTTACAATTATTCCAACTGATACTATGGAAGTAAAACAATTTTCATTTAGTCAATCTTTTGATAATGTAGAACAATGTATGATACAAGAAGAAAAATTTAATTCGATAAACATAACATTACCTGGAGTTGAATTTCATACTGAAGCAACGTGTGATCCGGATCCAGATTATTGTACAGATGATGGATGTCCTAATTACATGACACCATTAGAAGATGTAAGCTAAAATGAATAAAAAATACAAACCAAGATATTATACACCACAAGAGATTGATTTTAAAGGTCATCCATTTGTTGGTGTTGAGTGGCCAGTCACAGGATCAACGGGCAACGCCTATGGAGTTGAAATGACTGATCAAGGTTTTGTATGTTCATGTATTGGTTTCGCACATCATGGTAAATGTAAACATAGCAGAGAGGTAGCAGAAAAAATATGTCAATAACAACACAATATCCAATCATAGAAGAACTTGAATCTAATAATTCAAGATTGTTTAAAGAAGAAGTAATTAAGAGAGAAGCAGAACAAGACAACATTGATTTCTTCGAAGGTTGTAAACTAGCACTTGATCCTATGGTGTCATTTGGTGTTAAGCAAGTTCCTGAAAGAAGTGACATCGATGGACAAGGTCTTTCTTGGGGAGAGTTCTGTGATCTTACTGATCAATTGATGAAACGTGAACTTACTGGTCATGCGGCCAGAGATGCTATTGCTGAAGCAATGTTACAATCACATGATGCAGAATGGAACAAGTGGTATAGACGTATTCTTATTAAAGATCTACGTTGTGGTGTTAGTGAAAAGACGATCAACAATGTTGTTAAAAAAGTAAACAAAGATTATACCATACCAGTTTTTAAATGCATGTTGGCACACGATTCTGCTAACCATGAAAAGAAATTAGTAGGTGAAAAACTATTAGATTACAAATTAGATGGTGTGAGAGTACTTGCCATATATGATGCTGATTCAGATTCGGTTACAATGTATTCAAGAAATGGTAAGCAGTTTATTAACTTTGGTCATATTGAAAAAGAAATAGTTGATACAATTGCAAGTAAGTTTACAGAGTCGATGGTGTTGGACGGCGAGATGGTATCAAGTTCTTTTCAAGCACTAATGAAACAAGTACACAGAAAAGACAATGTAGAAGCAACAGATGCCAAGTTTGCATTGTTTGATGTGCTAACATTGAAAGAATTCAAAGAAGGTGTATCACAAAAGGGTTGTTGGGATAGACACAACCAACTTAAAGAAATACTTGCAGATGCAAAAGAAGATAGTAATATGTTTGTGGTAGATAAAGTAGAATGTAATTTTGATACTGAAGAAGGACAAAAAACATTTAAAGAATATAATGCAATGGCAATTGAAAAAGGTTTTGAAGGTATAATGATCAAAGATAGAAATGCACCATACGAAAGCAAAAGAAGTCATTTCATGTTGAAAGCAAAACCTTTTATAGAAGTTTCATTAGAAGTGGTTGACACAGAAGAAGGCACAGGTAGGAACGCAGGTAAACTTGGTGCTCTCATTTGTGAAGGTACAGATGATGGAAAGTTTATTAGAGTCAATGTTGGCAGTGGACTGACTGATGATAATAGAGATGAATTTTGGGCCGATAAGGATAAACTTATTGGACAGATAGTAGAAGTTAGAGCAGATGCTATAACTAAAAATCAAGACGCAGACAACGAGTGGAGTTTGCGATTTCCTAGATTTTTAAGATTTAGAGGTTTTGAAAAAGGAGAAAAGATATGAGACAATTTATAGTTGATTGTTGGAACGGAGTTATGAACTTTCAGCATAACCCATTGAGACATATTCCAGATTTACAAGTTCGTCATATGGTGATGCAAATACTTGCATTTGTATGGTCAGGTGTATTTGCCATATATATTGCAAACAGCATTACGGCATTTGGTATAAGTGCCTTTGCCCATATGGCATTACTTGCCGCAGTTGTATTGACTGTAGGGTCATTTAGAGTTGCTGAAAAATCACCAGAAACATTTAATTTTTTAAAAGGATATCATAGTTATGGTAGAGGTCGTAATTATGTGATAATGCGAGATGAAAAAGGCAATCCGTATAAGCAAAATCTACCACCAAATGATCCAGGAGGAGAACATGAATAATAAAATAAAATCACAAGCAACCAACACTATCGTTACAATAGAAAAAGGTTTGCTAGGTTTGATTGCAATACTAACAGTGATTGCGACAGCACAAGAATTAGTAGATATTGTAAATGCTAGAAAAGTTGATTTAGCAGATCTATTATTGCTATTCATTTATACAGAGGTGTTGGGAATGATTGGTGTGTTCTATGCAAGTAATAGGATACCAATTACGTTGCCTTTGTTTATTGCTATGACGGCCATAGCACGTTTGATAATATTACAAGGTAAGGAAATGGATCCATCTGCATTGATATATGAAGCAAGTGCGATTGCCATTATTGCTTTGGCTTGTTTGATTATTAGATTTAAGCCGCCATGGACTTACAAATATCAACCAGAAGAAGATGAATAATGGGAACGTTTACTTTAGCTACTGGTCTTGGTATGTTGTTTACAGGAATACTCGCAATGGCAATTGGCGGAACAGTTGCTCTTTATATTATAAACAAATATGTCAAATCAAATAAGGAGGATGATGAATAAAAAAGAATATTGGGAAAAAGTCGAAAAAGACAACGAAGATATAATGACAAGGATGCACCCGGCTGTATTGATACCAGGATACCTAATTGGTTTCACAGTAATTGCAGGTTGTTTGTTCAAAGGATATATGGGGTGGTAATGAGAAAAAAGAAATCACACTGGGATATATTTCCTGAAGAACTATTTCAAGGTCTTAGAACAATACTAATGGTAACATTTGGCGGTATAGCACTATTCTATGGCGGATATAAATTTCCATACCCAACTGCGATTGTAGTGATGGTTGTTAGTGTAGGTTTTCTAGTATGGACAAGAAAGTGGTTTGAATAATGAATAATTTATTTAAAACAATTTTGATTTATGAAGTACTTGCATTTGCAATATGGAATATAATGGTAAGAACACAATCAGATTATGAAATGTGGTTGTTTGAGAATATACACACAACCATTTATACTATATTAGCATCTTTACTATTAGTGGCAACAATTGTTTATGTGGCAAAAACAATTGGACATAAAATAAAAGCACCTAAGATTTTAAAAGAAGATCCTAGGAAACCAAGTGGAGGTACGCAATAATGTTAAAAGCATGGAGTCCTTTCTTAGTGGCAGTTATTATTTCAGCAACATTAATTTGTGGAATAGTTTTTACTGATTATCCTGAGAAATGGTTTAGACACAATATGACTTGTGATGGGTCGATTGGCGGCGGATGTGTTTGTACTGAAGAGTCAAATAGTTTATTATGCAATATTAAAAACAGTTAGGAGAAATAATGGACGCACAATACATAAACGATAAGTTAAATAGGTTAAAAGAAGAAAGAAAAGAGTTGAGTTCTCAATTGCAATATGCCTTCAATGATGCTACAATAGAAAGACTAGAAGAAGAGATCAGAGAATTAGATCACACAATACAAGTAGTGTCAGGATGGAAACCAAATGAGTGAAATTATAAACATTAGAGAGCATCAGATTAAAAGAAAACATAAAAACTTAAAGTCAGCTGACGCAGTAACTAAAAGTAGTGTAGAAGCTTTGCTACATAAACTGCACGATCTAGATTTTCCAATTGAAGATTCACATTTCCAACAAGATCTTGCATTGGCATTTAAGTTCATTCATGCCGCTATATCAAAACATTATGGATTAGATAATCCTTTTTATAGTGCTATTGATAAATTTAAAAAAGATATTAAATGGTAAAATGATTACCAAAGAAGAATATCAAAATTTAAAAGAATATTACGATCATCAACGATTACGAGAATACAACAAAGAAAAAGTATACAACGATATAAAAGAATTCTTAGATCGAGTAGAAAAAATGACCAAAGAAGAAGGTGAAGAAAATCCTTTGGAAAACAGTTTAGAAGAAATGGCTTCTCAAGTATGGGCGAAAATGG